TTATAATGCCTTACCTACTTCGGCTAGAAGGGATATAAACAAAGGAGAAAGTTGAACAATACAGTAACCTAAACTTGCGTTAAGAATGAGTGAAAATCCTTTGTCCTTCATGCCGATTAAGATTAAAAGTGCGCCGGAAGTCAAAATCACACCGGAAATTGGTAAAGCTAAGTCAACCATCAGTTCGAGTAACGGGTCAAACGCATGTATTACTGCTTGTTTAGTCGTTTCCTCGACTTCTGCAGCAAAGGCATACTTTCCTGTTAACGTTGATAATATAGGTATTGTGATGGATCCTTTTGCTATAGCCTTCATTGGCTGTAGCTTTTTCTTTTTATTGTAGTTATCTGACATAAAAACGTTAAATTTAATCGTTTCTGTACGCATGATATCCCTCCTACAATACCGCTAATATGGTTATAATTACCGAACCAATCGCATAAACCCGGGTCCTTCTGTAAACGAACAATGTGAAAAATCCAAACCACGGAAGAATTGTGTCCCATCCTGTTGAAACAATTTGTTCTAAAATCAAATCCCATATGGTAACTCCTGCATGTTCATACTGGTCTACCCGACCATTTTCAATAAACCATTCAAGCATGCGATTCCCTCCTATTTGATTTCGTTAAGAGTGAAAACTCTTGTTTTCAAACCGGCACATAAAGCGTTAAGCCGAGACCTTCTGCTTTCCAATTCAGTAACCCACGCTAGAATAAAGTCCTGTTCGGTTAACTCCCTGATTTTACAGTACCTTTCAATCTTCTTCTTATTGATGGCCATAGATTGAGAGCAATCAACTTCCACAAATATTGGTGTATCCCCTTGATAAAAAACCGCGTCACAGATAATTGTTGTATCGCTAGCTTTTATTTTCACTTCGTTTTTCCATGGTGACGGGCATTTTAAATAGATCCATAACTGGTTCCTGAGTAAAAAGTGTTGTATGTTAGGTGTTTTCTTGCGGATAACTTCGCATTTAACACGTTCTCTACCGGTTTTCGAAAGATAATAAACTAACTCCATACCGTGCCGAAAAGATTGTAAATACTCGTTCATATCATTGAGTATTCTGTTTGCATTTCGGTCTCCTCCAAGGTTATGGATCGTTTGGATTTGACGTCTAGTCAGATAGTCCATCTTCTTCAATGACAAGAGTATATTTTCGATTCTTTGTTGTTTGGCCACGCTCTTTTTGTTCATCATTACCCTCCTTTTTGACGATGTAAGGAGTTATTAACTCTTTAATTTTGGAGTTTGATATGATTGGAGATTGCAAGATATAGCGTTTGGGACCACATTTATATATGCCTCTCCCTGGGATGTCCGGTAATTCACTGGCTCCTCCCTCATCAAGTACAACTCTTGAGGCTATATCTGTATCAACCAGATAGCATAAACGTGATATAATATTGCGTTTTGTTTGTGATGGGATAACATCGGCAGTCGGATACTGCGTACAAAATACAAGGTAATATCCGGCTGATCTTCCTCGCCTCGCTATATCCGTTATTATCTCCGTTGCCTTTTTGTTGTCGGCCAAATCTGCCGCTTCATCTATGACTATAAAGTGACGTTTCTTAATGCCGGCTTCTTTTACGTCCTCAAAACCTTTATCCACAACATCCACAAAGGATTTGTTCATTTCTTTTTGCGTTTGCTTTAAAACTTCAACAGCTTTATCTGGTTCCCGTTCGAAGTACCTAACTTGCCGGCAATCCTTAAAACGATGGAAGGCTGATCCGCCTTTTAGGTCAATAAGTGTTAATTCAACATTTTCCGGTTGCTGTGTTAAGAGTGTAGTAACAATCAACTTTAAAATGACACTTTTCCCATAGCCTGTGGATCCGGAAATAATAAGATGTTTAGCTTTATCAAAGTCGTGATATATCCATTCTTTACGTGTTTTTCCAATAGGTACGGACCATGCACCTAGGTTTAGCAACGTTTCATTCCACATCATTTCTGAAGGCATTTTTTCATTATAAACCCTAATTTTCAGCATGCCATCAAACTCAATTTCGATTTCTTTCTGCTTTCGTTTAGGTTTAAACGAACTTTGTATTTGTTGGACTATCGTTTTATCGAACTTCAATTCTTTTAAATTTGATAACTCAAAATCAAGAACATTACTTCTTACATTCAGTCCATCCTCCAATATGTGTAAGTTTTCCTCGATTTTCTTCCGGTCAAAGCCAAGTGGAAGTTGATAAACATACTCGGTACCACTTTCTATTTTTCGTTTTCTTTGCAGTCGTATCGTTTCTCCTCCTCTCCCCTGCCAGCCGGCATTTTTAAAAATCATTTGGATTTTGTTTGTATCTGATGACATTCCTTTTGTTCTGAGATAAGCATATCCTGCGAGTCCTGCCATAGCGGCTGTAGATAGTGCTTCAAAAATCAAATCATGCCACCTCCTAAAAAGTATTTACATAGTAAATAGTTGCAATTAAAAAGAATGTTCCACATCCGCCAAAAATGGGGAACTTAAGAGGTCCGGAACATTCCGGTATCAATACTTTACCGGTACTGCTAAAAGAATATTCCATTGAGTTTGTCCTTTAGAATTTGTCCACTTAAAAAAATTTAAAAGGATTTTGTCCTTTTCAAAGCGAATTAAATAGTGGGACGGTGATGGATATGAAGTATAAATGTAAGTTACGAGTTATACTAGCGGAAAAAGAAATAAAACATGGAGACTTTGCTGAAAGAATTGAAGTGAGCAAAACAACAATGAGTAATCTGATTAACGGAAGAACTTTACCAACATTTGATATTGCCTATAAAATTAGTGAGAAATTAAATATGGACATAAGGGAGATCTGGATAAAAAATGATTAGATATATTCATATTGCCGTACACTATAGAGTTAACGGCACCGGGATATTGCAAAGAGGGGAATTCCCGGTCATGCCGTCAAACTATATCAAAGATGAGAAACGGGAAGCCGCAAGAATTGCGTATGACTTTATAGAACAGATTCGGAGGAAAAACTCATATAGAATAACACTCGAGAAAGTATTATATAACGGAAACGATATAACAGATATGTTTAAGGATCTGTTCTAAAAAAGTGTCATCCCGCCTGTTACGTTTTGCGGTTGCTTCGCTATGGTTTCGCAACCTCAAACATAACTCATTTTTTCGAAGTGCTTTTTAAACAATTTTGAGCCTTGATTTATCAGGTTTTCATGATTGTTAATTTGATAAATTTTGATATAAAAATTAGGTATGGATAAACCCAACATTTTTATCTTAATTTTTATTTTTTTTGCAGTGCAATGGATATAATTTTTATCCTTATTTTTAGCTTTGACAAAAACTAACACCCCTCACCGGGTGTTTTTAATTTCCACATATAGATCTTGTAGCGCTAGCTTTATTGCACTCTCCCTTTCATCACTCTCCCCTACCCCGACGATTTCTTCATCATTATCAAGGTATTCAGTAGCAAATGCCTTGTATGTATTGCCACTCATCCTGTATAATTCTACGATTTTTCCGCGGATATTAAGTAATTCCCTTTCTAATGGTTGCACGGTATCCACTCCTTTCACTTATAAATTTTCGACATGTTTTGGGAAAATCCTTTTTGCAAAAATATTTTATAAAAAAGTTGCGTATAAACTGTTGACAATGTATATCAAGTGATATACAATATAGACATAAGGTTGATAGATCAGAGGAGGAACGGAAATGAAACAAGTAATGGTTAGAGCATGGGAGATAGCTAAAGAAGGTCAAGAAAGATTTGGTGGTAAAGTTAGCGAATACTTTGCTATCGCTTTAAAAATGGCATGGGAAGAAGCTAAGAAAGTAAAAGCAGTTTTTACTTTATATCCTGACAAACGCGGAGTTAAGTCTTGGGTTGCTAAAATTGTTGGCACTCATCCGACTTATAAATTTGATCGTCAATTTATCAACACAAACGATACAGACATGATGGGAAACAAATGGTTTGAGTTAGAAAATGGGTACTATCAATATAGTAGTATTAAAGGCAAAGGGTATATAAAGGTAGTAAACGGAGAAATTTTAAACGTAACTTACAAAGAAGTGCTAGGTGAAATCGCATAATGATAAAAAAGATAGATCTAACCGGGAAACACTTTGGAAACTTAACCGTTATTGGTGTAAGTGAAAAACGCGGACACAATAACGCAGTCCTTTGGGATTGTAAATGCTCGTGTGGAAATGATACTACAGCAACGACCACTCAATTGGAAAAAGGTCTTAGAAAATCATGCGGTTGCCTGCGTAAAAAAAGTCCAAGTAATGTTAACGATTTAACCGGCCAAAAGTTTGGTAAGTTAACAGTTTTAGAAAGAGCCGGAAAAACCAAAAACGATAATGCCCTTTGGTTGTGCAAATGTGACTGCGGCAATACTACAGTCGCAATGGGGACATCACTAAGGCGTGGCGATACAATATCATGCGGTTGTCTTAAATCCGACCAAATCGATAATGCCCGAAAGGTTTTACTTGAGGATAAAACAGTGGATGGCGTACAAGTCCCATTGCTTACTAAAAAAGTAAGGTCCGATAGTAAGACCGGATATAAAGGCATAACGAGAAGGGTAAAAAATGGTAATGAATATTATGAAGTTTATATAGGTTTAAAAGGCAAGCGACATTATATAGGCTCATATAAAGATATTAAAGCAGCAATACAAGCAAGAAGAGAGGCAGAAAGAAAATATCATCAACCATATATACAGGCATTGGAAGGGAAAAAGCCGAAATTAGACTTATCATGTGGGCATAAGAGACATAAAAAAGAAATGGGGAATGAAAATGAAAAATGATAGCCAATTTGTAGTCAGATTACCGAAAGAGGATCTCGATAAGTTTAATGAGGTCCTCAAGGAAAAAGCAATCAACCGATCCGAATTATTTCGAATTTGGGTTAAAAAATTTATAGAAGAAAATAGTTAAAATCTATTGACAATGTATATCAAGTGATATACAATATAGACATAAGGTTGATACAGGGAGGAAAACAAAATGGACTACAAGGAAATAGCGAAGGAAATTTTAGAAAATAACTATTTGGCAGGCGTAAGAGCATTAGCAGATGATGAAGAATACAAAGTCGGCGACTATTGCAGAGACTCATACGAGTGGGACTTAGAAAACGATTGTTCTACATACCATACAACCGGTGAGATTGCAAACGGGACATGTGCAACTTTTATAGAAACAGAACAATTTAAAACAGACGATTGGGAGACAGAGTTAATTGAAAACATTAAAAAGGCTCTTGAAGCAAACAAAGAGCGGTATGGGGACAAACAAGTAATCGTCGTAAGTAAGCAGGTAAATAATGACGGAATGTTTGATCCGGGCGAAATAAGACTTGTAAACGCAAAAGTTATCGCAGTATTAGATTAAGGAGTTAGGGAGGGAAACCTCCCTTATCGACTGGTTTGTTAAAAACTTGAGAGAGGATTTATTTCCTCTCTTTTTTTTTTATTTTTATCAAAAAAAATATATAAAAAGCGTTGACATCTACACGCAATCGTGTATAATAAAAGTATAAGGAAACACGAAAACGTGTAGATGTCAAAGGAGGAAAAATAAGATGATAGAAATACCATATAAGCAAATTAAAACAAACAGTGAAAAAGCAGTATTTTACCTAGGTTTTTTATGGCAGAGTTTAGTAGATACCGGAGTCGTTAGCCCCCGGAAATTTGAACTGTTCGGGGATAAGGAGAACGTCATGTACGAGGACTACACCAATCTATTTACCGAAATTAAGTCAACACTCGAAAAAAGACATATTAATTTTTATGACGAAATCATACAGTACATTGAAGAAAAACTTACCAATAACGAGGAATATAACGTAAAGCATTCAACATTTTACGTGCTTGGGACGCTATATGCCTCAAGCATAAAGGGCAACATGATAACCGCAAGTGAGGCAAACGAAAAATGGGGCTTGCCTGACGGAGAGGTTAGGCAATCAATCAACCGTGGTAAATTGAAAAAGTACATCGGGACTGGATTCGTTAGGCAGTCCGGGAAGGTATGGTTAGTGTCGGAACAGGCCATGAAAGAAGTATATGGAGAGCCAAAAACAAAGGAGGAAAACGAATAATGAACAAATTCAACTTAAATATCGTAAAAGTTTCGGAAGAAGATACAACATACCAAGGAGGCGGTGACTTTCTATCATCATGCCGGACATGGGAGGAAGAATGGACAGTAACCGACCAAAACGGCCGGATAATCGACAAAAAGATAGTCGATAGAATGGTTACTACCGGACATTCCGGTATGTCCGACCATTGGACATACTGTAGTAATTGCGGGTCTATCTTCCATGAAGCTTGGGAGGATTTATGTGAGAATTGTAGAAAATGATGAGGGGGAGAGATCCCCTCTTTTTTTATTTCTCCACAACCCTCGCCCCAGTCGAAGGCGCGCCGTAAATTTTTACTACTCCAAAATCGCCAGTCCGGATTTTATAAACATGTCCGCCCAAATCCTCAAGGATTTCATACTCCAACCCGCCAAATTTGCTAGGTCTCAACGTCCCTGCGATATTTGCCTTGTTCGCCTTGATTGGCGGTCTGTCGGGCTTGTACACCGTCCAACTCGTGGCGTTCGCCGGCAGTACGATATACCGTTTCTTTGCCTGCGGTTGCGGTGCTACCGCTTGTCCGCCAGTCTCAACGATATCTTGTTCAAGCACCCACGACATGATACCGTCGAGCAGGTACGCTTTTTTACTGTTGCTTTGATTTACGTCCTTTATTTGTATGACCTTATATTGTCGTCCTTTAACAAAATCCGCTATCGGTTGCCCCGTCTGATAGTGCGTAGCATGGGCGGCTACTGTTACGATAGAGCCAACGTCGATATTACCGTTTGATGGTGCGACCGGTGCGGCAGGTTGTCCGTTTAATTCTCTTTGTATTTCCGCCTTAAACGCTTCCCAACGCCCTTCTTCTAAAATACGGTGTGGGCAATACTTTCCCGACCAGTCTTGATGTTTTTTCACGCGTTCAATCCCCCATCCACGTTCTTTCAGGAGTTGCGCGATTAACTTAATCGCATTTTGTTCCGCTTTTCTGTAACGCTCACCGCCCGACTTTGAGTAGCAAATTTCTATTCCAATCGACTTTCTGTTTCCCGGTCCGTTTCCGTCTCCGCTGTGCCAACCGTTACGATTGAGCGGCAACCCTTGTACCGCCTCCACGTCGTCAACCGCAATATGGTATGATACCTGACTGCTATTGTTTATCATGTATTGTATCTCGTTATTGGCGCTTGCGTCGTTGGCTGTGTTGTGGACGGTGATATATTCGGGCGTCATTGCGTAAGGGCATTTGATGCCGTATTTTTTCGGCGATACTAGCATTTGTCTGATTTGTACCATGTAAAACATCTCCTTTTAAAGATAAAAAAGAGCAGCGCTAGGGCTACTCTTAATCTTGTTTCGGTTTTTTGTAAGTTAGTGCTTGTTGGCTGTCGGTTAGTCCGCTTGTCGTCGGGTCGGAGACAATACCTCCGGCAACTAGTACTAACAAAATAGCGTCAACATACTTTTCGTAGTGCCCTAAGTCCATTAGTCCTAAATCCGTAACGATTAACCCAATCAACGCAAAAACAGCCACCCAAAACGGATAGCTTTGTAATCGTACTTTCCAATTTATTTTCATTTTTGTAACATCTCCTCGTAGGAAAATTTAACCTCCTGTCGAATTTTGTAATACGAAGGGAGGTGTGAAACTTGGAAAAGAAAATCAGTAAGCAACAACTTAAAGAAATTGTTAACAATGTTAGAGAAGAAACAATGGACGATTTTACAAAACGTGTAGAAAATGTAATAGGTCCTTCACGTGGAGTTACTTTTGATGAATATGCTCGAACTATCGTCCCTAAACTTCTCAGTGCAACATACTTGTCGGCTATAACACACGCCGAATATGTTATCTATGACGTTTTAGAAAATTTGGATTTACTTACAGATGACGGTCAAGAAGATTAGTCTTTTCTATTTCAGATAAAACTAATCTAGCAAATTTTTTACCGTCAATGGTTACAGGAATGGACAGTTCCTTGTTTTCCAACAATTCAAGGACACTGTCCATTTTCCTCTCTATTCTATCAAGTTGTTCAGGATCTACAGTGTTGATAACAATACTTCCTCCTGCACTTTTATCTATAGATTCTGCCTTTATTGTTCCGCTGATAATTGCCATTTTCATTCATCTCCTTTTTCTAATTTATCAATCCGTTTATGCGCTTGTTTGCTTGATTCCTCGACCCTTGTCACTCGCTCACCTAGAGCAATCATTTGCTTTTCATTTGCTTTTAGGTCGATTCGGATGTCCTCAACACCCTTACTGATGTAATCTAGCTTTGTTTGTAACTTAGCGTCTTGCCTCGTGTCTGCTTTAGTCTCTTTTTGTCTGTTGAGCTGGTAGGTCTGATACGCAATGATCAGCCCCAGCACCGATACCAAAATTCCGAGTTCTATTGTCAAAGATGACCACCTTCTTTTGTGCAAAATAAAAACGCCTTATTATCGGGCGTTGTTTTCGTCTTTTTCAGCTTTTAATACATCCGATAGACAGTCACTAACATTTAGGACATTACCGTATTCTTTGCCATTATAATCACATGTAAATTGCATTTATATCACCACCTTACTTATAATAGAAAATGAGCCGGTTAAGGCTCATCTTTAATTATTTTTTATCGTAGATGTTTAATATTGCCGTATATTCTTTCGTTCCACTCGGAATAATTTGATGGATTTCAACAAATTGATGATTCCCTTTTTCTTTAACACTTTCTACTAGATTATTCAAAGCTGTTCCGAGTTTTAAATCTCCTAATTCAACCGTATAAATAGCTTGGTATTTTTCATAATGTGTCATGAATATCCCTCCTTTCAGTAACTATGCTATCAAAAGAAGGGAAATTTTTCTATTAATATCAAACGGTTAACTTATCAATAATCGTTTGTTTTACAATGCCCGTTAATACCTCGATTGACTCGTTGCCTTGGTATTCTTCCGCAGTTAGCGGTACATAACCGCTGATATTGATTTCATGATTTTCCGTTGCCCCGGAAAAATACACCTGTACGGTATTAATTTTCCCCTCATTGTAGCTTATATTAATGTTCGTTATTTGTACGTTCATTCTGCCTCACCTCCTTCATTTTTCGTCTTTAATTCTTCCAATTGTTTTTCAAGCGATTCTGCGTACTCGACAATCGCCTGTCTTGCCGCCTGTTCGTTTGCTAACTGTATTTCTAAATTAGCAATCTTTGTAGCCAACAAGTTTTGGACGTTTGAAAAATCATAGTTTATTGGTTTCATTTTCTTTTTCCTCCGATTCCATTTTTTCTACTTCGCTTTTTGGACCTACCACGACGATTTCTTTTTCATTCTCTTTTATAAGAGCCGTAATTCTCGGCTCTCGTTTCATCCATGCCACATTAAATCACTCCTTCCACGGTCATGTCGTCAAAGTAAACCCCTGCATAACCGACACGTTCGCCGACGATTCTTATATCTGCGGTTCCTGTTCCGGCAATAATAAAGTAATCATCGCCTTTTTCAATGACTTTTCCGTTATTTGGAAATATGGCAAATCGGTAGTTGACCGCCTTTGCGAAACGGCTATCAAGCAACACCTTAGTCCCGTCAGCCGTAAGCGGTACGTCAAACTCGATTGTCTCAAGCAATACCTGCGGCGAGTCAATCGGTGACATGCCAAGGTTTTTCCCGTCAACTTCGATAGATCCGCCTGACTTCGTGCCGTTTGCATAAAAGCGATGACGTATAGCAGCATTGTTGTCAAACATAAATGCTAAGGAAGAATCACTTTGCATAATGATGCGTGCATTGTAGTCTGCACCTGAAACTCGAGTAAAATCAATGTAAGGCATACCACCTGGCCACACTATCTCGATACCTTCTCCGCCAACGTAGATTTTTCCGTTCGTCCTGATGGCGTCTTTGTTAACTGACCCTGCGTTTGCATAGAGCCCGTCGGTCGCTATGCCGCCATTAACTTTTATTGATTTCTTGACGTTTGGTTCCGGATCCTTCCACTGGTCGTAAGGAACAGTAGAAAAACGAGATTCAATGTTTTCAACCGAGAAGTAGTTCAAGCTTTCATTCGAATATATTCGGATTCGGTTGTCGTCAATGTCGATACCATTGACACCGTTATAGATTCCCTCCGTCCAGATTGCTCTAGCCTTAAAGCCATTTCTACTGTTCATAAATGACCACAGGCTATCTTCTGTGTCGTACACAGTCGGGTATGCCGACTTTACAACTTGCACGCCATCTACATGCACCCAGTTAGCGTTGACGCCCTTAATTACAAAAATAATTTCGTCGCTTCCTGTCCGAGCAACGTTTGGAGACGTAAATGTTAGGGCGTGCCTGGACACAGAATAGTCAGAAGCTACTGTATCAAATGATTGTGCGGCTACTAACTGCCTTGTACTAGTACCGTCTGTGTTATATTTTTTGTAATGCACCTCGAGACGTACAGCACCGGGCGTGTTATTATATGGGCGCTTTGCATGTACTGAAAATGTATACTGTGTATTGGCCGTTACGTCCCAAACAGGTTGTTCAATGTAGTTAGTGGAATTAACCATCACAGCAAAATTTCCGAATATTGGCATAGCATCTGAAGGACCTGGACCTGAAATACTTATTGGCACACCTCGAGGCGCACCAATAGTCACCCAGTTTGTGTTGTCTGTAATGATCGGTAACCACCAATGGTCGATGTTATCCTGACTCGTTGGCTCGCGCAATTTTATCAACTCAAAAGAGTGGTCGCCTAGGATGTTCGTTTTTTTGATTAGTGAGTACCTAATACCTGACTTGGTGTCTTTTAGATAAAAATCGCCATCCTTTACAGTTACCTCCCCGAACGTACCGCTTGCACCCTCTAACGCTCCCGCAAATCTGACATTTCCATTACCATCGACAACAAACTGGCCATTACCGACGTTTAGCCCGTTTAACGACTTGATGTGTTTCGCTTCGACATATCCATCAAGCGCGATTTTTGCGGCTTGTAGTTTAATCGTCGTCGCTGTCTGATTGATAAGCGACGCTATGGTGTTCCCGTTGTAATCTGTTTTTGATACTTTTTGACTTATCAAATCAGCTTGTTGCGTAATGGTAGATTCGGCGGTGGATAGACGACCGGCAAGAGTGTTCCCGTCTGCTTGGCTAAACGCTCCTACTTCGCCGGCTAACGTTGGTGTCACTTTTATCCAAGCACTACCATTTGACCGATATAAAACATTCGGTGTTTTTGATGTATCGAGCCAAAATCGCCCGTTTGCGTGTGCCGGTGCGGTGTTTTGTTTATATACCGCATTTTCTTTGCCAGACAGGGCGCTTTCAAACGTTGTCTGACTAACCTTGCTTTGTATCTGTGTTGACAAACTGGTAATAGACGACTCTGCACTGCTTAATCTTGTCCCTTGGCTGTTTACAGTGCCCTGTAGCGACGATACGCTCTGACTAATGCTATCGGTTGTTAATTTGATGTCAGCTTTTGCGTTATTAACCGCTGTTGAAATTTTTCCGTCCGCTTCGGTTTTCGTATAGACATCAGTTTTGTTGGCTTTTAATTCAATCGCACTTGCGGTCTGTTGGATACCTGTTTCAGCAGTTGACATACGGGTTTCAAGGGCAGTAACTGCTGACGTATCAGCCTTGCCGCCTAGCTTTGTATCAGTTTCAGACTTTGTATATGCTCCAACCTCTGCGGCTGTTGTCGGTGTCGCCTTTACCCAAGATGTTCCTGACCAACGCTTCAAAACGTTTGGCGTTACAGACGTATCTAACCACAATTGGTTAGTTGTCGGGCTTGTAGGTGCTGTATTGGACTTGGTGACGCTGTTTTCTTTTTTACTTAGTTCTTGGGTAAAAGTCGTTTGACTTACTTTGCTTGTGATGTCTTTTTCTGTTTGGGTTATACGAGTTTCTGCGCTGTTTAGACGAGTGACAACACCGTTCATGTCGGTATCGTAATCTGTTTGATTGACTTTTTGCTCTATTAAATTAGCATGCTGTGTAATTGTACTTTCGGCAGTTGAGACTCTTCCCTCAAGTGTATTGAAATCCGTTTGGGATACTTTTGATTGAATAGCATTTGCATTTTGAACAATACTTGACTCTGCTTGTGAGACACGACCTTCCAAAGCGTCATAATCTGTCTGAGACACTTTCGTGGCAATTTCTTGCTCATTTTGTGTGATACGTGATTCAGCGCTGTCTAAACGGCTAATAATTCCGTTTTTATCGGCTGTATACGTTGTAACGGAAACTTTCGAGTTTAGCGCATTGTCCACTTCTGTTTTGGTATAAGCTCCTACTTCTCTCGCACTAGTCGGCGTTGCTTTTACCCAACTAGACGTTGCGGAATCGTATCTTTTCAGTACGTTCGGAACAACACTTGTGTCCATCCACAATTTTGTCGTATCTGTTGGTGCTGTCGTTCCCCTGTGAATCGCATTTTCTTTCAACACAAGCTGATTGTTCACCCAAGTTACATCAGCTTTATTAGAAACCTCATTTTGCAAGTCTTGTACGGTTGAATTATCTGCTTTTAGCACAAGCTGCCCGTTTACCCATTCCGCGTCAGCTTTTTCATCGATACTTGCTTCAAGAGCCGTTTTTGCTGCATTTACTTTTGTTTGTGCGTCTGTTGCCGCGGCTTGTATTGCCGCAATACGGGCTTTATCGGCTTCGGATAGGGCATAAGCCTTGGCATTGCTTTCGGCCTCACCTGCGACCGTATCAGCGTGAGATTTTGCGTTGTTTTCCGCTTGGTTTGCAACAATATTCGCATGCTCCACAACTTCGACTTTGACCGTATCTGTGTATCCTTTTGCATTTTCTTCTGCTTGAGCGGCTTTTTCTGCTGATATAGTTTCCGCATAAACCTTTGCATTTCTCTCGGCTTCAATCACTTGTGGTTCAACTTGTTTTTTTACTTCCGCAATTATTTTGGACAATTCGTCCAAATTTGACGCAAGTTCTACATAATTACCAAACTTATAAACGTTTCGACTTGGGTCGTCGTCATTAAACTTGTACTCTATGGTTCGAGCCGCAATCATGACAGGCGGCTTCATTTCGTGCGAAACGATTTGCACGTTGTCGCCGATAGAACAATCAATATATCCGTTAGCCTCGTAGGTGACCGCCACATGATCAATTTTCTTCAACTGCGCCAGCGACTCTTGCCAAAGCGTGTCCTGTGTTGTTGCTTGCGACTCGTACCGCCTGTTGATGTATCCGTCAAACTCCCCGTTGGCTTTGCCCGGCAGTTGTACGTAAAAGTTTTGTCGTGCAACCACGGAAAAAACCCGCGGAGAATCCACAGGCGAATAGTAAAGAATATTTCCGTTTTCGTCTCTTTCCTCGTAGTACTTTCCGACTAACGTTATCGGGTTTCCGTTTTCATCCTCTGCACCGGTCGGGTTTATGCATGTCGCAAGGTCGCTTATACTGCCTTTCCGGTCAAGTGAGGTTAACGAATCATCCTCGTCCGATAGGATGGTTTGCGGCTCCTCGTTTCCGATTCGTTTATAAACATTAAGTACAAGCTTTGTCGGCGTTGCACCGTCAAATTCCACATCCAGACTTGCTTCGGCATTGTCAAACCCATTTAATACGTACTGCAACATTTCAGCGTTTGAAGCATTTTCAGACGTAAACTCTAGCTTTCTAGTTAAGTCGGAAATCTCATTAATGCCTAGGACAATCCCAGTATCATAAAAAATTTGGTCAAAGTACCATTTAAAAGGTTTCGGATCCGGCGCGCTAATTGGTGCGGCGTCCTCTGCAACGATGTCAATTGTGCCGCTATAACAAAAAAGGCTTTTGGATTCTCCAGTGTTGGAATCCTCGCAATCGTAAATCGTAAACCAACGCTTTTTCCCTTTTTTGTCCTGACACATGATATAGTTGCCCTCGGTCCAATGTTCAGCGTTTAGGCTTTTTACTAGAACATTGATTTCGAGGGTCTCGAGTATCGAGCCGATATACTGGCCAATCAGATAGTCGTCTGTCTCATAAGCGTCCAATACATTATAATGACGGTCCGTAAGCGTAAAAATCATATGACATACACCGCCCTTCCTTTGAGCTTAACTTTCGGTGTTTGAGCAAAAGAACTATATGCAAGGTATATAACGCTCCGTCCAGGTGGAGCCTTAATGATGGTACTGCCCGGGTCGCGATATTGTAAGCCCTGCATGCCGTTAATTTTGCAAAAAATGTTCATCCCGTTTTTTCCGTATGTGAGCGTATCTCCCCTGCCAAACTTGTTGGGTATATCCCGCCAGTTTTCCACGTTATGTTTGTACACGTGCAACGCCCGCAACAAATTGTTTGTGATGGGTCGGTTACTACCATACGCGGCGCTATACCAAGTGATTTTGCGTAATTCTGCGTCCGGCTTGTCCGTTATAAACGTTTTTTTAATGCCCGTCCACGTGCTGACCGTGATTTGATTCCCGATTTTTTCGACGCGACAAATCGGACCTTGACCGCCTCGACCGGTGACATAAAACTGATTCGTTTCCCGGGTTTCCCAAACCCGTTGATTGCGGATATATACCGCTATGTCTGAACGTTCGTATGACGGGTTGTTATCTTCGAAAACAACCGAACATATGATTTCATCGTTTTGGTCGATATAGGTAATCGAGTTATGCCCGACCTCTTGACCTTTGGCTGTGCTCCCGTCTGTGTTAAAATCAAAGCGCCAGTCTGACCGCCAGTTTTTTGCATATGCTCCGTTTTTGTCGGCTGGTACAATTTTCGTTAGGGACGGTCCGTGCCAGCTTGTACCTGTGCCATAGCCACTAGGCTTTACATATCCTTCATCTGTCACCGAATCTTCGACAACGTAAGTAACGGTTCCGACTTGCAAGCGTTCAGGCGTGACAGGTGGCGTTACACCATTATTCAAAATCCATCCCTTATCTTTCGTGAGATGGTCGTCAAACAATAGGTCGCTCGTTTCGTAGTGATAGCCGTCCACCTCTTCCACGGATCCAAAGAGTGCCAACGTTGACCGGTCGTCATTTTCTAAACCAAGAAATCCATTATCGCTAGAAAAGTTTGCCTCCATCTCTAGCAACATGGACTCTGTACCGGGATTGTCTACGACAATAAAGTCTTGTAAAGTTCCATCAGAGTATTCATTCGAGAATACATATTCCGCTTTCGAATACGCCACACCGTCGGGGATTTCCCATGTGATTGTTCCTTTGCCGACAGTAAATATTTCCTCTAGGTTGGTTGAGATTGATGGATAAGCTAAATAGAAAATCCCTTGTTCATCAGAGAATTCCAAGGGTTTTGGTTCGTCAACATTTAAAATATCTGCTAGCTTCCGTCTTTTAGTAATCAGATCGTCGAATAATACAAAACTCATAGGGAATGAGTATAAAGAGGATTCTGTTCCTAGAAATGGCGTACCAAGTTTATCGTTTCTTTTTGATGTTCTACTCTTTTTAGAAATACCGATTCCTCTATCTAAAGAATCAATAACGAGATAATTAGATAGATCATACCCATTGAATTTTGCTGTTATTATTTCTGTCATGATTTCCTCCTCCCTGTCTTAATGATCTGATTACGAACGTCAAGTTTATTCAATTCGATTCTAACTGGCTCTGCAATTTCCTTTGATAATTCTTTTCCGTCAATATTAGCCAAAACTTGGACTTCCAAAACTGAAGGAATTTGATTATTATTTATTGGACCATTATCAGTAATATTCGAATTGCTACTTTGATTTGGCATGAATCCTGCATCAATCATTCTAAACAAATTGGCTTGCTGTGCTTCGGTTAAAATCATTTCATTTGGTAGAGCCCGAATGTCCACTTCGTTGTGCAGTGGTGGATCAATTAGCCAAGATGGCACCCCTCCTACATGGAGTTCAGGGATAAGTTTATTTACAACCGGACCCCCGGTGTGCTTTGAAGGTTTTGACGGAATGTATGTCGGATAAACCGGTTTAGGAATCGCCCGTGATATTCTTTCTTCTAATCTGTCGATTGTCGGGCTAGGCTCTATATTTAATTTCTTGTTAACCGACTTCATTAAGGATCGGTTGATTGAATCGATTGATGGATCTGGCGTAATTGTTAGTTTTTTTGCTGTATCTGCATTAAGTATGGTGTTTAACTCTCCGCCTTTTTGTATTTGCGTAAGAATTTCACTTGTAACCTTGCTTTGCTCGCCCTTTATATCTTGAATTCTACCTTTTGTATCCTGTAATTTGCTGATTTGCTCATTAATTTTTTCAACTTGAGACTGATACTCAGATGAGTTTCTGTCTAATCCTGCCTTTTCCTCATTCAATTTTGCTATTTTTTCATCAATGAGTTGAACAGCCTCTGAAGCCTTCCCGTTGATACCAGCCATTTTCAGTTCTTGCTCAACTAATTGATCATACACTTTTGATTCTTGAGCTATACGTTCATATAGATTTGCTAGTCGTTTTTGATCAACGGAAAATCCCTTATACAGTTGGTCAATTTCGCTTTGTAAAGCGTTGGCTTTTGCTGTATAACCTTCTTGTTCTCGCCTTAAGTGGTCCCCTCTTGCTTTGTCACCGTCAGCTTCAGCTTTGTTTATTTCATCCTGTAAGTCCTTTGCTTTTTGCCTTAAATCCGCTTGTTCAACTAATTTATCGTTGTGTCGCTGAATCAACTGATTTAATGATTCTTGTGTCTTTAGATATTCGTCAGCCGTTTTCTTTAATTTGTCGTGGGCGTCATTTTTTTCAATTTCTAGCTGGTTGTATAAAAATTCTCGTTGTTTATCTAAAATCGGGTCTAAGTCAGATGACAAATCAATAAAAGCTTGTCCGTAATTGGTTAATACCGTTTGGGTTTCAGGTGCTTTTTCCCGGATGTCTTTATCCAGCGCAATAAAGTTATCCAATTCTTGTACTGTAAAACCTGAAGCCTCTTGTAGTTCAGCCATTCGATCTTTTAGTTCCTTAATTTTTGTTGGGTCTGTTTCTGTTTTTAGTCTTTGCTGAATATCCAAATACTCGGCAAATTCTTTGTTTGTCCATTGAAGTTTATCTCGCAGTGCTTCATATTTGGAAACAGATTCTTCTAAAGCCAGTTGCTGATCAATTAAAGAATTCGTGTAGTCTAAGTTGACTTTTTCGTTTTCTTCAATTGATGTTTTTATAGCAGAAAACAGTCCACCTAATACGGATAAACCGACAATCAACCACCCGGCGGGTCCCATGATACCTTTTAGTTTATTTACCCAATGGAGTAATTTCCCTACTGTTGTCGCTGTTAAAGCGATCGCTGTAGCTGTGCCTGCGAACGATAGACCGGTTTTTACCGTGTTGTAATCAACATCTGATAGTTTCTCAACTACTTGCGTACCCCAATTGATAACATCTTTGAATAAAGGCAAAAACTCTTTACCAAGCTTGATACCTGCCGATTCAAGAGCTCCTGTGAATTCTTCCCATGCACCGGCGACATTATCTTTCATGATGTCCGCCGCTTTTTTAGATTCGCCGGCAGAGTTTTTGAGTGCGGTTGTAAAATCTTCATATTTTTCTGTCCCAGCTTCAATCAAAACGGTCATACCCGAAACAGCTTCGGTTCCAAAAATAGTTGATAATGCTGCTGCTTTTTGAGCATCCGTCATACCCTCGAGGCCTTTTTGAAACTGAGGAAGTATTTTTGAGAGACCAACGAATTTCTTCTGTGAATCAGTTGTTTTTACCCCCAGTTTATTTAGCGCCTCTTGCGCTTCATCAGTGGGGTCTACTAATCTCAATAATGCTTGTCTTAATGTAGTACCTGCTTGAGAGCCTTCAAGTCCTGCGTCAACCATTATTCCAGTTGCCGCCGCTAATTCTTCAATGCTTATGCCTAATTGTTTGGCTATTGGTGCCGCATATTTAAACGCATAACCAAGATCTTCAACACTAGCTGCCGATTCGTTAGCCGTCACTGCCATAATGTCTGCTATCCGGTTCGCCTCTGACGCTTCCAATTTGAATGAGTTTAAAGCAGCAGTAACAACATCGGTTGTAAGTGCTAAATCACTTCCGGAAGCTTCGGCAGCACTTATAATACCCGGCATAGCGGCAATAATTTGGTTTGCGTCAAAACCACGAGCGGCCATATCTTCAAATGCTACAGCTACTTCACTTGCTGATTTACTCGTTTGGGCTCCTAAATCTAGCGCCGCTTGTTCTAACGCTTTAAATTCTTGTGTGTTTGCTCCGGATATAGCTTTTACTCGAGACATTTGGTTTTCAAAGTCAATCGCTTTTTTTGCCGCTAATCCAATACCGCCTGCAATACCACCGGCAACTGCTAAAACTGCACCTTGCATAGCGTCAAAATCCGTTGATACCTTCTTTGCTGACTGACCTGTTTTCTGCATTTCATTACGTGCGTTTTGCATGCCCCTTTTAAAATTCTCTGCCTCGAGTAGCAGTCTTGCACGCAATGCTCCTAATTCTGTTGTCATAAGGCACCTCCTCTCATTGACGGTTAATGCCCATATGGGTTAACATCCGCAATTCCTCAAATTTCTCACGGCTGAATTGTCCCTCAATTGGTTGATCACTATCCGGGACAACTTGGTTCATAAACTTCTTGTATGACTCATCTGGCATAAACCGGTTATTGGTCGCGAGTCTAATCATGACTTGTTCTAATAGTTTCGCGTTTTTTTCTTTCGCTTTATCTTCTAAAATGGCAGGTAAATCCACCATGTAATATTCGTTCTCAATCACTGTTTGAGAGACATTTAACCGTATAGCTGCTTGTTTCAGAAACTCGTCAATATTAATTAAAGCGCCTCCTGCTTTTCCATCTTTTGATTGACGTCCGGCAGGAGGCTTTTCACGTTTTTTATAGCTTCATGCAAATTATTTTTCTTAATTGTTTTGACTAGATAATTAACAATATCATCTAGTCCCGCATTTTCTTTTAAGTATTCCTCGTCAACTCCGCTTAGGACCGAAACCACTTGAACCACTTCATCCATGGCAATTTCGGCAGCAGATATGACGTATGAGTAAAAATCTTCTTTTGGCGCAAGAATCACTTGCACGATCAACCCCGGTAAGCGATCAACTGTACCGAATAACTTTTTCCATAAATTTGGAGTTAATTTCTTTACTTCAACTTTTTTACTTCCTAAATACACTTGATTTTCGCCTGATACAGCGTTTTTAAGTTTATCTAACATAAAACTACCCCCATGATAAAAGGAGAGCAAAAGCGCCCTCCTGTAAGTTAATTATGCGATTGTTACTGCTTCATCACCTAAAAAGTAAAGCAAGCCGTCGGCGTCAGGGTAACCGATAAAAACGATATTAGCCACACGCTCATTGTCGGAATTGTAAGTCCATTGGAATTCTGGCATTGGTGCTCCCAATGGGATTGTGATATAGTCATTTTCGTTTGTTCCTGGAGTAGTAGGTTTTACGACTACCTTTTGAGCATTTTTCAACAAGTCGTAACCTGCCTTTGCGTAGACATTTAAACGCTTTTTCACATTTTCCGGATCAGTTGCGTCTTCTTTATAAACACTTCCCGGTGTGATTGCATTTAACTTTTTTAAATCATGCAAGGCAAATGGTACGGTTAATTGACAAGTACCGCCTTTTAAAATACTTTTTACTGGTGTATCACCAAATTGGTCTACGGTAATATCTTGCTTCGAAAAGTTCGCGGCAAATACAATTCCACCTTTGGTGATATCAAATATTGTCGGAGTTGAATCGCCAAATTCAACGATTGCCGGGCCAATAGGTACCTCAATAATTTGCTTTTCCGCCATGTATATCTATCCCCTTTCGTAAGGTTGGATTTTAAAACGAAAATTGGTTGAAAAAACAGGTCTGTCCATGGTGTCAATACCGATTGGAATCGGATTGCTTTGCATGGATTTACTTACGTACACATGGTTATTGCCTATTTCATAACCAATCTTTTTATCTAAAAAACTTATAAGTTGTTTGGCCAACTGCTCTGTTTTATCCATTTGCGTGTAATCAGATCTATAGTTTTTACCCTTGACGATAATCTGGAATGTCGGGTATTCGATAGGCAAATCATCATCCGATTCACTTCCTCCGGACCCAAATACAAAAAGAGCCGGCAATTGCGACTCTTCCACATCTGGCATATAGTTTGGATCCGGAAATACATTGAACCCATTTGCCGTTAAATATTCAATTAGTTCTTTTCCTGTCATGGTTTCACCTACTTAAAATGACAGTGCTTTTCTTAATTTCTCAATGATTAATCGCTCATTCAATTTGATAGCATTCTCGAGGTACTTTTTCCCGGGTAAATAGCCTTTATATGCGCCTTTACTTCGTGTTTTTTCACCGGGCGACATGTAAACGACTTTACCGTTTTTTGTTCTACGAAATCCCTCATGTTGAACAGTCGCATAATCATCTACTTCAGGACTTGTACCGAAATCTATATAGATTCTTTGAATTTCTTTTTTGACATCTGTAACGGTTAATGACCCTTCCAAGTCCCCGGAATCTAGTGGTGCTAATTTTTTCGCGTCCTCAATAACTCTTTCAGCTAAAAAGGTAAGCGTACGATCGATTTTTTGTTCTGTTTCTCTTTCAATCCGATCTAGGTTTTTAAGGGTAGTCTCGATTCCTTCGATTGAAAAAATTTCTTTAGCCATAGACAACTACCTTCTTTACTTCATCCGTCCCAAGTACCTTTTTAATTTCGATGTGTTTGATATCGTACCGAATTTCTTTTCCGAGAGCGTTAGTATAGAGAAAATAGTCTTGTGTTTTGATTTCTTGTGGTCCTTCTAGGTGAATTTCGGCTATGGAGATAACGTCCTCACCTTTGTCGTTCTTGATTAGCTTTTGCTCTTCAATGACTTTTGCGTTTTTCGTGATAGGAACATAGTCGCTAACACGACCCCATGTATCGACTATTGCGACTTGATGAACTATTTTGGCTGGATATCCGAATAGGCTCATAGCAATATTCCACCTTCAAGGATAACCGTTTCTTCTCGTTCAAAGAGTGGTGTTCCTAAGATTTCGCGTACTTCCGGGGAAACCACATCACGTGTTCTATCCCCGTAGTCAATACGCTCTCCGCTATCATCAAGCATTTTAACGCCTTGCTTTTGATACTTGATTGCTGGATCTACTCCCTGTAACTCCCAAATAACTTGGTAAGATAAAACTTCATTGGACAATTCAACTTCCGGGTACCAACGTTTCAGATTTCGTTCCGCCTGAACAATCGCTACTTCCTTTTTCTCTGACTTATCCCAAACTTGAGAGTCCAATATGTTTGATTGAATCCAAGCATTGATTTCATCCACTGTAGGCATGCTTCATCACCTACTTTTTAACTTCTTTCAATTTATCTTTCGGTTTATCCTTTGTTATTTCTTCTGCTACTCCAATTTCAATTAGCCTTTTCCCATCTTCTTGTTCAACTTTTTTCAGTTCTTGACCTGGCTCATACCATTCACCATTATGTTTGACGTAACCTTTTATTTTTAGGTCCATTTTATCCCCTTCCTTAACAAAGATAAATGGGCACCCGAAAAAGGTACCCTTAGATAACTGTTGCAGAAATAACAGAATCGTTATAACCAAATGCAGGAAATGCAAGGTTTACACCGATTGTTTCCACTCGAATCGGATGTTCATTCACTTTCCGAAAAACAAAGATCCCGTTCGAATCCGTTTTCTCTGCTTGAATATCACTCATCATTTCCTCTGTCGTTTCAGCCCATAAGTAGTGACCAAGTGGTCCTTCTGGAAGTATGATGAAACGATTTTGAGGGGCCATGCGGACTGTCGTGAACGACAACTTCCCGTTAGCAAGCGTTTTGTTTTCTACACGCGCTTGCGTGTCATAACGCGCAATCCGAGGCAGTCCAAGAGATGAAAATACTTCATTCAATTGACTTTGGTTTAATTGTGGTGGTTGGGCATTACCGCTCGGATTGCCAAAATATTGACGGCGGATGGCGAGGTTTTGCAAGAGATAAGAAATAATTTGACGCGATGTTAACGCTCTCGTTAATTCAATCCCTTTGTCCGCCATTTTGTCTACCCATGTTTGGATATCCCTAATCGGATTGGAACTTTCGGTATTACTCCATAGGTCTGTGCCGCTCAGTACTGGCGTTTGGTCAGAAGTATAACTGAAATCAACAGTGAATTGAACACCGCCTTCTGTGTAGGTGACTTTACCTGTCGAAATAGCTTGCATCGCAATCCATTCTTTCCGCGATTTGATTGCGTCTACTGCATATGTTGCGTCATCCAATTGAGTGCGGCGTAATTCTGCAACTTCATTGGCACGCAATCCACCTTGATTTGCTTGGAGCAACAAACGAACTAATTTTTCATCCATCGCGCGGCCACGTTGGATTTTTGGAATTTCAATTTGTTGACCCGTCATACCTTCGCGGCTTCCGTACTCTACTTGTGTACCAAGTTCAGCAATTTGCGCCATAACTGGCAAACGAGAACCTTCACGAACTACATCAATAGTTAATTCAGACGTTTCCCTGGCAGGAAATAACAAGTCATGCAAATAAGTTTGTGGGGTTGCTAGATTACGCGCATAAACTAAAAGCTCTTCACCCGAAAGAGCTTGTTCTAATGTTAATAGTTCTGGCATTTATATCATCCTTTCGTTTGAAAATTAAAAAGCTACATCAACCATTGACATGGCTTAAGCAAATTGAATTAATGGCATTTTTTGCTTTAGTGTATCGTCGACAGTAACCGGTAGACGTTCGCTAATGACCTTGGCCATCTCGTAGCCTGCCGCAATAACATCTCCATCAGTCACGTCATAGGTATGTTTTAGGATAACAGTCGGGTTTTGGCTCCCGTCTGTACCTTCCGGGTTATATGGAGCATATTTTCCATTAGCTAACTTACCCATAGGCATACCCTTTTTCACGATTTTCTTCCCATCTACAGCTGCAACGGCAGTAGAATCAATCGTAATACCATTTACGACTTCCCGGATAACATCATAACTCGCCAAAATCTCATAATAATCTTGTACTTCAATTCGTTCACGTGGTTGTAAACGCATGAATCATACCTCCTTTTAAAATTAAGCCCATGGGTTATAGGCTTGTGTTTGTGTAACACCACGGCTTTGCGCCATTTTTTTAATTTCTTCAAGGTTCTTTGTGCCGCCTTGGTTAGTGTTATTAGGAACCGGAGCGCCAAAAGTGCCATTGGTTTGTTGCTTTAACAAGTGCGGTTTTTTCTTTGCTAAGGCTTCAAGTGCTTCTTTAACGCCTGTGATATTTCCGTTATCATCTTCTTTGACCTCGGACAAGTCAGCCAATTTCAAAGCGTCTTCCCAGTCTGCGAACCCGAGTTCATTCGCTAGTACTTTCACCTCGGAAGTTACTAATCTTTTAAATGTTTTTTGATGTTCCTCTTTTAATTTCTCCTCGAGTAACTTGTCGATATCGACTTGTTGTGTATCTGTGTTTTGTTGTTGATTATCATTGTTGTTTGGTTCGTTTTTCTTTCCGAGAGCTTCCAACATCGCTTCAACACTTTCATAACCTAGTTGGGTAGCTAGTTCTTTTTGCCCCTTTTTCTCCGCCCTTGTTAGGCGTTTGTTTAAGTCGTCTTTCGTTTTGAATGTAGCAAATGGTTCATCATCAGTTTCATTTGAAGGCTCATTTTTTGGCTCTGGTTCGGCAAAGAACTGAAGATTCATTTTATGACGTAACGGTTGTTTTAAAAAAGCTTGTAGTGTTTTTGTTTCAAACTCTTTTTTCATGGTAACCCCCCTAGTTTTTAGCCATAGTAGGCTTTATTTTCCGTGATGTTCTTTAACGCCTGCAGCACGTAAAAAGGCAAAAAATAATATCGATATTTGTTTAATTACTCCTTTATAATAGATTTATAAGGAGGTGAACAAAATGGATGTTGAAGTTGTAATTACCTTTTCAAATGGTGAAAACATTGTTGTTGATAAAAATTGTATTATTTTCCCAATTCAGCTAGTTGAACGTAATGGTGAAAAACACACATCAAAAAACACGCCTGTTCTTCTTGATGAATACTCTCATCATCATGATGGATATATACCTGTACTTACATCCATCTTTTCTTCGAATGAATTTTTTACTGTTGATGAAGAAGATTATTTTAGGACCAAGGTTTATATGACAAGTTCTATAGTTTCATTGGAACAACGAGAAATCTAATATTCATAACGACAGTTCGATAATGGACTGTCGTTTATTTATCTTTATTAATCTCAAACCCTACTTTTCTGTAATCTTCCATCCATTCCTGATACTTTTTAGTGTTTCTGGACTTATGACTAGCAAAAGTCCTTAAATCGGGCATATCTGGCATTCTCGCCTTATACCGAATCCATTGTTTTCGAGTTTCATTCGACCATGATTTTTCCTTTTGAATTCGCTCGTATTTTCGGATGTTTGCTTCTGTCCGGTTATCTACGAACGGGCGGTTCGAATCCTTTATGGCTTTATCTATGTCAGCAATGTTGTGATATTTCTCTATCCATGGAGTCGCATTATGAACACAATGCCCATGATATGGCGGTCTTTCAACCAGTTGCGGGAACCGTTTGTCTTTCCCGCTTATCGAATAGACACGACCTTGATATTGAGCGCACCTTTCACATGTAATTCCCACGAAATTGACATAAACAAGGTCTTGATCATACTCAATCATTTTGTTAATCTCACCGTCTACATGTGCTTTTCGCTGAAAATAATGAATAACATTGGCTAAATATTTATCAGCCGGCATTCGTGCCCCGTTTTTATATATGATTCCGGTTATTCCTTGTTGTGTTAGTTCGGCTATTGCTTGTTTTGTTGCTTGTCTCCTAGATAACCCAGTCGTTAATGACCTTTCGTTTGCCCGTCTGACAACTTCTTCAATCCGCTCTTTTACGTCATTAGACATGTGGTCCGTTGCTTCGAGGATTCGATAAAATACTTCATCAATTATCTGCTGAACAGCCTCCTCGTGAATGACGGATTGAATGGAGTTGTTCACTTCTTCCAGTCCCTGTTTAATCATTTCTTCGACTGATTCATCAGAACCATTTTTATATGAATCTTCAACAATTTGCTTTGCTAATTCGCCACTTTCCTCTTGTAACTTATTGATGACTTCGAGAACCGTTTTTAAAAGTTTTTCCTTTCGTCTCCTTGAAAATCCATCCTCTAAATTTCGAATTTGCTCCAACAGTTCCTCACTCGCTCGTTCATAAAGCTTGATGAGTTTTTCTGTTTTCGTCATTCGTCATCATCCTCGGAGCCAGATCTAATAGATGTTTTAGGGGGTTGAGAAAAAGTTGGGTTGTATGAGTCAATGACTCTTTCTTCCATGATTTTTTCTACTTCTGCCAGAATTGCTTCTTCCGACCAATCCGGATGTAATGCGCGAACTGTTGTTTCCAGTGATTGTGTTTTTTCCGAGTACTTTTTGATTTCTTCCTCGTTTTTCTCTGACTCTGCTTTTGGTAGCATATCAGCCCACTCTATAACTGGATCAGCCACCGCAAAATTAGTGTTACCTAGAGCGTTTTCTAAGATAATGCACTTACGTACGGCTTCTTTGATTGCTGTATCAAACTTATCCTTTATTGCGTCTGCTTTAATAACTGACTGAATCCATAAATATAAAAGGGCAATTGCCGATTTCCCGGTACCGTCTTTAATTCCGACAGCTTGCGGCGACGTTTTAGATATCGCCATCATATATTCTACTAATCTTTTCACATGCTCAAATGATTGGGATGTTTGAGCGTCCCATGTAATATACATAGGAACTGCACCGTTTTTTTCATCATAGCTAACTACTTCTAAGTCTGTGTTTCTGACAAACCGTTGGCCATAATAAGTTTGATTCTTTCCTGCTACTGTGTCCCATAATCTGCTAGGTATTGCCAGCTTTGGTTTCCCGTGTTTTTCGAAAACAATTGAGTCTCGAGTAATCGTCCAGTTGATTTCTTCTTGGAGTTTGTCGATGTTTCTTAGTGCTGACCGCCCTCGAGGGACTAACAATGTTTCATCATTTGGCACATAGCCACACATAAGTTCAGTCACACCTGGCAAAATCATATCTTCAGGGATCACTAATCCATATTGAGCCGCATACTCATTGATGTCTAACTCATCAGAAACACTGTCCCCATCAAAAGAAAAAACCAACTGCTGAATTTGCAATTGATTTTCCTCTAGTCGCTGACGTTCGACGCGTAAATATTTATTTTTGTTTCGTTCTTCTACCCAAACAATATCGGCTCCTAAATCGTCTTCATGTTCAAAATAAAGATCTGCAGGTTTCCATTCAAACCACGTCCCTTTTGTATTCCTGCGAATTCGATAAGCAACTCCACCATCCACTTGATGTTGAACAATCGCAGACCATATATTCTGATTGATTTTTGATGTTTTTACGACATTTTGGACAAACTTGAGTAATTGATTGTCGTTTTCTGTGTCTGCAGATATATTACCTAACGACCGGTTGATTAAGTCTGCCGGCAATTCTGCGATAACAGAAGCGAAATTAACAACCACATATCTTGTACTTGACTCGAGTTGTTTAATTTTGAGCCGAGCACGATTGCGCGAATAGTATGGTACCTTTTTAAGTTCCTTTTTCGCATGAATCAGGTCTTTTTGTAGATCCGATATGTCAAATATATTCTCGTGATTTCCTTCGTACAACTCACGAAAATAGTGCATGTTTTGAATGTGTGTATCAAATGGTGGAGGAGGAAATTTTTGTTTTGTATATTGGATGGTCATGAGCTCACCTACCTTTCAGTATTAATTACTTTCAATCTCGAATTGTTGCCCACAATGTGTTGTAGTGACTTGTTTTGAACTTCCAAAATGTAGATCGTTATCCTTCAAAACTTGGTACAATACATTTGCAACACGAAGGATTGTTTCTTCATCTTGCTGTTGGAAGCCCGCCTCATTAAAGCAAGCATGTAATAACTCATGAACAAAAGTTTGTTCTTTTTTATCTTCGCTCATATTTGCATCAATCTTAATCGTCCCTTTATGGTACACGACTTGACCTTGCAAATTATAATCTTCTACCAATCCATTAACTTCCGAAACTGTATATTGCACACCAGCCACGTTTACCTTGTTTGGTATCATAGAATTCACCTACTTCTCATCCAGCTTAAATATAGCTTTATATTCCGCTTGCAAAGACTTTATTTTTTCTGCGTTTTCGTCCATTTCAGCATAAATCTTATCTAAACGTTTTTTCTCTAATTCATCATCTAATATTGCTTGTGGTATTTTTTCTCGTAGCTTTTTCTGTTTCTTCAATAGTTTCTTAATCTGTTCGCTTTCAACGTGAATCGTGTATTTATTTTTACAAAATGGGCAATCGAAATAATGAAATATAACCTTTCCTTTCAGCCCATCTTGAAATAACTTTTTCTTCGTATTCACAATAAAAAAGTCTTTTTCACAATGATCGCAATTCACTTTTTGAAACATGTTATCACCATCCTGCTGGTCGTTCATTAGACCAGTTCATTTCTGCTCCTCTTAGTGGCTCTGTAGCGTACCGCAATGCTGCCATTGCATCATCAAATACCTCAACTGGCTCATCCAAATATAAACCTGTTTTCTTATCCTTCTTCCAGGACCATTGTTGAATTTCTTTGATGGTATTGACGCAATTTGGATGAATAAAGATTTTTCTTTGCTTCAAATAATCAATTTGAGCTTGTACACTTCCAGGTTCTTTGACGACTGGATAAGCACGATACCCTGCATTATTCCACATCTGTATTCGGTCTGGTTCGGCTGAATCACAATACATGGCCAAGTACTTATTCAACCCTTTGCGATCAGCTAATTCAATAATTTGACTCGTGTCCATTTCATGTACATAGATTTCATCACAAATATAAAAATCACCATCCTTGATTCCAACTGTTAGGATGGCATTGGCATGATTAAATCCAAAGTCTTGAGCATGATGCATAGTATCAAACATATGGAATGACGTATCAAATTCCATAACTTGATAGTTTTTAAGGATAACTCCACCAATTTCTCCCCAATTACCTAAACCATAAACCTCATATCCTTCTGGATCCTGTTCTTTACGCAACATCATCCGTCGATGGTAGGCTTCATCAATAAAACGGTTCTGCAGATAGGTAGAATGGTGAGTTAAAATGTCTGGATTAACAATATCGAAGTACTTTCGCTTAATCCAATGTGTAGCTGACACTGGGTTGAACGTGAATGTAATTTGATAATAAAGATTCGGATTAGCTAATTCACCACGTAAACGGTCGTCTAGAATATCGACATCTGATTCCTGTAGCTCGGTTGCTTCTTCAATCCATATCCAAGTTAGTTTCCCGTGCGCGAATGTAATTGATTTGAGTTTTTCTCGATCTCTTACATCATTCACTCCACGAAAAATAACCTCGTTTCCTGTAACGCGGCTTTTTAGTGATAATGGAGATTGACGAACTTCCCAAAATTCGTCAGCTCGTTCTCCGTATATTCGATTAATGGCCCCAGTTAATTCTGAATAGGTACTATTTCGATTCGTTTCGTTTACTTTACGTACACATAAAAGGTTCGCACCTTTATATTTTGGATCACCTAATTTCAGAATAAAGTCCTGAGCAATGTTAACTGATTTCCCAGATCCTGCGCTCCCTTTTAGAACACGGTATCGTTTTTTTGATTGATTGACTTCTTTGAAATGGCGATTGAATTGGACTTTTACTATTGTTGCTGTAGTCATTCTTCATCACCATAATCCACAATTATTTGGATAGGACCTTTGTTTTCGGTCTTGTTGAGTGTTTTAATTTCTGTTTTCGATTTCTCAATTTCAACTTTCGTCTTTTCGATTCCAAGTTGCATCTGTTCAAGTTTCAATCGACGTTCATCATCTTCATTAGCTAAATCGTTAAATTGCTTAATTAAAGAACGCAATTCACTCATAGCACGTGATTGTGCATTGAGGAATTGCGCTTGACGTTCCCATGCGAATTGGAATTCGTATTCTGTTTCAATACCGTTATCGGTTTCTTTTTCTTTTTTGAGTTCCTTAATCATTTCATCTTTGTCGGTGACAAACATGATTTTCTGCGCCCGGATGATAGCAGCATATTGAATCATAATCTGGTCCCAAATAAGATCTGCAGGACTTTTTTCTTCCAACATGCCCATAAGTTCTAGTGTCTCTTTAGGAATGTACTTAGAAAACAGTCCATGAGTTACTGCGTTTTGATTTCCTATTGGCGCTCCACCATCATTGCCTAAAGCATTCTTATTTCCTTTTGGTGCGCCTCGTGTTCGTTTCGTAACGTTCCTTTTTGATTTAGTAACGTTACCATTCAAAAATTTATTCCAATTATCTTCATTTTTCCATTTCCTGATTTGAGAATCTGAAACACCTAATTCGGCGGCAATATCTTTTAATTTCTTCTTTCCGTTGGTTTCTATCCATAAACGGAAAGCTTCATCTCGTTTTGGATTTCTTGGCCTTGCCACGTCACATCACCGTCCACCTCCAACGTATTTGAGTTGTTTTGGGCAAAAGAAAAAGCACCTCAAGGGGTGCTTTGATGTTTTAATTTTTTCCTAATTCCTATTATTTTTCAATTGAGGATTGTAAACATTGTTCGAATTGTATTCTTCGTCTTTATTATTGAAGAATATCAAAAATGATATGATGGTGAATAAAAAAATCGTACATATAAACATTACACATACTGATGACCAAAAAGAACTAATTAAATCCAAACACAAATTACTTACATTTTTATTCTCTATCATTACCTGATAAACAATAGTAGTAATAACTGTTAAAAAACCAATAATTAATGTTGAACAAGCTATGATTATAAATTCCATTCTATCTTCTTTATCTTTCATAATTCCCTTAACAACTTTTGTATTAAAAATTGATGCTAATACGCTCATACACGTGCCGTAAAAGCCTAAACTAATACTTGAAAATTGCAGAACGCTTTCTAATGCTTTATCAAAACCATCAATTTTATATAATGATGTAAATTTATAAACTAGCACTCCTGAAATTACTGAAATAATTAATGAGACACCAAAAACTTTATATGATATTCTCATTATTAAGACTCCCTTAACACTTTATTTTTAAAACCTCCATCCTCAATATCAAATTTAAGCTTCATTTTTTCGAAGACACTTATTGGATTTAAATGCCGATTTTCCCGATAATCAAACTCACAAAAAGTTTGGAGTTTATGATCGATTAAATCAATTGGCTCTACAACATCATCCTCATTTTCTCTAGAACGAATACGGAGCTTTTGAACTTCAGGGTCGTCAATATATTCATCCAATATTTTTTTAGCGAAATCCTCGTCAATTTTTTCAGCCTTTTCTATTTTTGAATTGAAAATTATTTCAACTGAATCAACACCTTTGTTACCGCCTTTCGTAAATTTTTCCACAATACCATTAGCTTTATTACCAGTTACTTTTATATGGATCTTACGGTATGCTGATTGATTAAACGCTCTTTTTTTGGCAGATGTATCAGAGACAATAGCAAGATTAAAAATTCCGTCAATCTGACCTACATATCTATCAATAATAGTTCTTAGAAATATTTCTATTCCAGATGGTCCGAGTGAATCTCTATTCCTCTGTATCATAAATATTTGATGATAGGGATCGTATAATACATTTACTTCAAATCCAATATATTCATCTTCATCTAAATCTAACGCTTGTGACTCACCATGTAGAGTTGTACGAGTAGGAACTTGATAATTTAATCTTTCAAAGACCAGGTGATAGTATTCCGTATCTACATCAACTTCAATACTTGAAAGCCTGGCCGGTTCACCGTTGTAATTATAAACCAATTTATGATTTTCAGTTTCTAAATCATTTATTTCTTTTGCTTGTGAATATTCGCCTCGGATTTTTTCAAAAATGTCTTTAAAATTAAATAGTTTTGTCTCATCATCCTTCATTTTAATTATCGGTCTAAAAAAGTTAAAACCTACTTTTTTTATCTTTGACACTAGCATCTCCTCCTCTGCCAACACAATTCGACAAAAGGAGGCGATTTTCCTGCATCTTTTGGTTTAAAAACCAAAAAACACCACCGAAAGGTGGTGCTTCAATCAGATATAGATGGTTTACCAACCCTGGAGCTTCTTCCGCTCCGTCCTACCTTCCATTCTAGCATGCCGATTTTTCCTTTGTCGAAATTGTATCCTTTGGAACATTTGGAACATCTGGAACATTTTTCGCTAATTGTTCCACTATAGAATCTTTCAACCTTCTAATATGAGAATGAGATAACCCCATATGCATTGCAATCCATCTGTAACTTTTCCCATCTAACAACCAGTGCAACACTTCAAATTCACGCTCGTCTTGTATAACGTGAATGCGATCTTGAATCATTTTCACTTTCCGTTCATACTGCTCGATCTTTTTCCAGCGCTTTTCCCGGCGCAAATATTCTCTATAAATCGGATCACCGGTTACACCTTTTGGTTTTGGAAGAGATGCTTCAACGCCATATTGAGCAGTCAACCCCTCCCCGGCATTTTTCATTGAATCTCTTAATATTTTTATAGAATTTATCATCCAATGATAATCTTTTAGGATTTGTTCGATTTCTTTCTTATTCATCCCGATCATCTCCTTGTTGATCATGAGTAAACCCATAACGCTTAACGCACCGATAAAACGGACATAAATGCCCTTTTTGTAGCCAAAAACATCCTTTGCAATGGTCATTAGTCACTCTAACTTTCATTACTTCATCTCCTTTCAAATAAAAAAGGACACCAAACGACGCGTAAAGCGTTCATTCAGTGTCCTCCAGATGGCTGGTAGAACTTATTTAATTCCTTCAATCCCTAATTCACTTAATGAGAAGCTTTTATTTTCAAGTTCTCGATATGCTTCAAAAAATTCCTCTTCTATTCCTGTCAATACAGTAAAAAAACCTTGATCTACTCTTAAATCATTCATCAAACTTGATACAGAGTAAATATTATTGTTGAAAAGTAATCGTAAGATACTTTTAATTTTCATTGGTCGCTCTATTGGAATTTTATCATCTAATGGCTCTAGAATCTTATAGCCCTTTCTGTTTATCAGCATATAGTAATAGCGATATTGTTGATAATTAATAAGGTTTAACTTAAATGCTCTTATTGCAATTGCTTGTAAAGATACATTCCATTTCTGTTTTATATCAATATATGCATCAGGATTAGAAACCTTTGCAATCCCCTCACAATCTTTTCTAAATTGATTTTCTGGTAACAAAAATTCAGCTGCAAAAGAATTTGCTTCATCTTCAACGGTCTTATATAATTTTTTATCCAGCATTGAAAACTCTTCCTTGTAATGTAAAAGCAAATGCCCTAATTCATGTGCTAAATCAAAGTTTCTTCTAACCGCAGACTTTTTAACGGAGCCCAATATTATATATGCTCTATCTTCTTCAGTCCATAAACTATAGGCATCAATCTTATCCCCAATTTCTTTTTCAAAAATAAACGCCCCAGCCTTCTCAAGTAGAAATAATAAATTTTTATTTGAATCTTCCCCTAATCCTATTCTTTCCCGGGCTAATTCGGCAACATACTTTATTTGATGTTTCCTATCCATTTCTGAATTATTTTTTAAAAATACAATTACATCTCTTCTCAATTCCAAAAGTGTATTTTTTGGATAATTAATTTTCGTTTCAATTTTTTTTAGGAAGGCGTCAATAAACCTTACATGCATTAATTCACTTTGGGACTTACTAAGTGAATTAATCGTCTCTGATCGATATGCAATATTTTGTATTTGTATATTGTTCATATCTACTTTATTTAACAGGTCAGGTTGATAAAAATATGTCGCTTTTACATTAAAAATTGTTTTTAATTTATTTACTACTTCTAATTTTGGAAATGTATAACCATTTTCATATTGCCAAATAGCCTGCTCAGTTACACCAACTTTTTCTGCTAATTGACTTCTGCTCATATCGTGAAGAATCCTTATGTTGGTTAAACTTTTACCAATAAACACAGGCTATACCTCCCCATTTTTTGGCTTCAATTCTCCTTCTTTTTTGCATCATCATCATCTAAAGCAATTCCGAAAACATGAGCATCCAGATTCACTTCTGAACTATTATCATTTACCAGAACATTTTTTAACTCTTCATCAATGCTAATTGCATGTGTTGCATTGATGTATTTAGTTAAATCTTCAACTGGATATGCTTTATTATTGGCAGGATTAGGCAACCATAAACTTATTTTCTCAATTTGTTGATTTTCATCAATTTTATATGTGACGATATAAAATCGTTTATATTTAGATTTTATTTTAGCAATTTCTTTATTATCATCTTCATTTAAATAAACATCTTCCAGTAATTCAAGTTGAAGTTGGTTAGTAAACCCATGTTCTAAAGGAACTTCATTAAAATCTATCTCTGAATTAATTTGCATTAGTTCTTCCATGTAAGACATTTTCTTATTTCTTGTTCTACCTGTTGCGTCTTTGCCTAGGTCAACTTGATCCGGATTGAAATATCTTGCGTTTTTTACAATGAATAGTATTTCCTCATCATCATTTTTAAATTGTAAGTATTGCCATGTCAAACCTGCTTTGGCCAGTTTACTTTCAACTCCAAATGATTCACATGCTACAGCTACTTGATGGTCAATGTGATTTCCTTTCACCCAAGCATAAGCACCGCTTACCTTCAATTTTTTTGCTTTTTCTCGGCGAACCTCTAAATAATCACGATAACCCTCAAAAATTCCATCGACAATCTTCTGATTTAGTTCTCTTGCTAAAGAGTAATCTTTCATTAATCACATACCCCCATATTTTCTTAAAAATCTTTACTTATATTTTATTAAAGAAAATATGATTTGTATATGATTTTATTAAAGTTTACTCCATTAAATTAAAACTCTTCCCCTTCTTCCTTTCGCATTCGTTTCACTTTCCCTTGATGTGTAATGATTTTATACTCACCAAATGGAGGCAATTCACGTAATTTTGCCCTCCCTTCACTGATGACAATTACACAATTTTTAGGTACTTCCATTATATCAATTTCCAGTTTCATTGTGTCAGGATTTATCTCTAATTCTTCTATTTTCAAGAGGACCACTCCCATGTTAAAATAAAACTATCGAGTACTTGAGCCGGGAGTGGTCCTGGCTTTTTTAAATCAATTCTTCTGCTTTTGCCAACCGCTCTTTCCACTCTTGTAAGTCTTGTTTATTTGTTTTCACGTTCTCACTCCTCACTTCTTATTTTCGGTATTTCTGCTCCACCCATCCGCTTACAATCGTGCCCAAACTTGCTACTACATTTCCGGTAAAGCGGACAAAACCAAGCGCATGTCATTAGCTTATCTTCCTCTTTCATCCAGTGCTTACGTCCGTCAATGATAACAACATTCATCATGCCAAATTCACTTCCCTAGACAATTTTAGGTATGTTAACTGCCGCAAAGGGTATATTTCTTTGTTTAGTAGATTGATTTCCTCATTCAGGCGGATGATCTCTTTTGATTGTTCCTGTAATTGATTTTCCAGATTTGCATTCAATTTTAATGCTTGGTCTTTTGCTTGAAGTGTATAGTTGAATTGATCGTCAAGTTCATAATACTTTCCTTGCCATTCTGTGATTTGCTTGTGAGCGTCGATTACTTCCTTTTTTAGATTCTCAATTTCCTTCTTAAGCTCTTCGATTTCAGATACCGGTTTTTCGGCAGATTTTGGCTCATTTTCGCGTTTTTCTACTCCTCTAGTACTATAAGTATCAGGAACATCTTTTTGTTCATTCTGGGCAATTTCTAAGGCTTTAGCGATTTTCTCTTTCCTCGAGTGTTTCCAGCTCCAAAGTTGTTGTTCTGTTAACCCTAATTCTGCGGCAATTTCTTTTTCTTTTTTGTTTTGCAATTTCAATTCCACGTATTGTTCAATTGTGATAGGTAACTTTTTAACCGGCATGTTCTCACGCTCCCTTAATATTTCATCAATGCTTTTCCCTGCTTTGTATTGTTCAAGTTCATCTAGTGTAAGTTTTGTCGTTTTTACCGATGTGTCCCAAGTTTCTTTGTATGGTCTTGTTCCAAATCTCAACGGGCCCATCTTATACGGTGAAAGTTTTATAGGACTTGCCATTATTTCACCTTCCTTTCAAAAATCAAAGGCAAGTAATCTAATAAAATTCCATCCTTGCTTTTCACAAGGTCACAATTAGTCGGGAAGTATTCATACGGAATAGACTTTCTTCCTCCGTTTTCTGCCTCCGTAAGCCATTTTTCTAGTTGGTTGATGGTTAATATATATACTTCTTGCTTTTTTGCAAATTCAACGAGAATGAAGCTTATTCCGCCATTATCTTTCCAGCTCTTAAGAAACTGAAATTGATGATCCTCAATATTTGCCAAAGGGAACCTTGTTCTTTCCCTGGTGCTTTTTGCGTCAAAAGCAATTGCACGGCCGTTTGCAATACCGATAAAATCAACAGTACTTTTCTTTTCCGGGATTGCTCGGCTCCGTTTTGTTTTCCTGTCATAAAAGACTTTCCATGGCACCGGGACCTTTTGGATTGTTGCCCGGCCCTTTCTGTGGTACTGCTTATTAGTCGCCTCTATAAGATGTTCGAATGCTTGTCCACGGTTTGCGTAGGATGTTTGCATTTACTCACCTCAATAGGAATTTTCTTGCCGTTCGTGATTGATTTTGTTTTTATCAAGATACGCTTGTTCAATTTGTTCACAAGTGAATCCGAGCATTTCGCCTAGAATATAAAATTCTTCAAATAAATTAATCCAATCGATAGGATGTACTAGTTTATTAACATTTTCGAAAACTAATAAAAATTGCTGAGTAATATCCGTTTCATCTGATGTTAATTCATCCCATTTAGTTTCCGTTCCGTAAATTACTGGTATGTTCAATTCCAACCCAATACTCAAAATGAAATGCAGGCAATCCACGTATTCTTCAAGGAGTGGGTTGTATTCTTTGTAAACATCTCCCGATGATCTGCAATCAGGGCATACACCAGTACCATCATCACCTGAACCATTACACCATTTACATTTTATTTCTTTATAACCTTTTAATCTCGGCTCTTGGTTATGACTCCAATACTTAAAACACCTTGACTCTTGCGCGCACTCAGCTAACTCCACTTGGAGTGCTAGAATTTTCTTTGCAAGCCTATCCTCCCCTTCTTGTCTAGGGTGAATTTTTTCAATGTGTTCATCTAATTGCTTTTGCAATTCAAATAGATTTTGTAAGTTCATTCTTCATCCTCCAATGCTAGCAACTGCTGAACTTGGTCCAAATAAGTACCGGTTTCAGTCTCTGTTCGACTCCATATGTTTAGCACTCTGTAAGCAGCATTCAGCTCTCTGTATGCTTCAACTGTTTCTCTATTGCTATCCATCAAATCTAGTAATTCATTTGCGACATCATCATCAGTTAGTTTTTCATTCCAAAAAATTTTGTTAACTTCAAACAGTAATTTATTTGCATTCATTTGAATTCACCTTCCAGTGCTTTTTTTGTGCAATTGTAAACCTGCTCTAATGTATTTTCGTATTTGTCATATTCAGCAAGTTGTTTATCATTTTTCTACTCCCTTTCAATCATCTATTCTGATAACAATAAACTGCGACTTCCACAGTTTTCACCTCGCTATAGCGTCGTACTGTGTGTCAATCTGGTTGTCGCCAAGTTAAGATTTTCCCAGCACCTTTTACTACTTCACACTTAGAAATATCTCCGCTTGTTACTTCATCTTCGTTTACTATGAAGTCAATTGCTTGTTGCATATTTCTAGCAATAACAACTGACCTAGTTAGATTCCCGTTAGAGAAATATTCAACTTTAAAAACTTTCATGATATCAATCCTTTCTTAATATATTCCAATGCTTGTTTGTAGCGTTTGTTTTGCTCTCTTAACTCTTGATTCGTCATGTAATAAGATTGAGCAGTATCTTTCCATTCGTCTCTTTCTTCTTCCAATTCCTCAACTCGTTCGGCTTGTTCGATAAGCCACTCTGTATCACTATCACTTAATCTAGGTACAAGTGATTTATCGATTGTCCAGCGATAGGCTTCTTTTATATCTTCCAAACGTTTCTTATCCATCACTTTTCACTCTCCAACGCTTTCCTTGCGGTTTCACCTTTATCTAAATAAATAATTGGAGGAGCATATTCGTCATTTGAAATACAAATACCATCAGCATCATATTGGGCTTCACTGATTAGCTTTTCTTTATAATGTTCTTCATCCGCATAAAATTCTAATGCCTTCTCATACCGTTCCGCTTTGGCTTGCGCTTGATGTAGTTGATTTTCTATCAACTGAATCTTAAAGTACGCATCTTCAAGTTCGTTACATCTTTTTCTATGTTGCTTCCTCCAGTATTCCACTTTCTCCGCTTGTTCCAAGAGCCAATCAAATACTTTTGAACGTTTATGATATAATTCATCATCAGTAGCAGTAATTAATTTCCGTATATGTTCTTGCCATTCAAGTGCTTCTTTCAGCATTTCTTGTTCGGTCATGTTTTTCACCCTCCAACACTTCAATTAATTTTTCATACACTTTTCGTATCAGTCATGTTGCACCTCCAAATCCTCTTCCTTTACTCGATAAAATCCTCTTAAATCACAAGCGACTAGATAAACGGTTTCTTCAACAGAATCTACTGAGACTAGTCCTTCTTCTGTTCGATATGGGTTGTCGTCATATTCTAAGGTGTTGCTGATTGTTATCCTTCTTTTCCCGCACAAAATACCTTCCAATTCTTTTTGGTGGTCTTTCACTTGCCACCTAACCAGTTCAATATAACCTTTATCCTCTAGTTCTTTTTCTTGGTCCTCTGTCATATAACCGAAAATGACACTATCACCAGTTTTAACAAGTGATTTTCTAAACTTCACTCTATCTCCAAGCTTCATGTTGCACCTCCAAAACAAATTTATCCTTTTCCACATTTTCGCCGTTCTCGATAAGTGGAAAATACAAACTTCCCGGCTCATTTACATATTCAAATCGTTGCACCGTTTTAGTATCGGGAAGTAATAACGCCCTAATCGGTTTTCCTTTGTATGTTCCTTTCACTATCATTCTTTCAACCTTCCCAAATCTAGGTATTTAATTTTTCCCTTTCGTGCTAAGTGAAATAGTGCAATAAAAATTTCATCTGTATCCAAACGATGAAAAACCTCGTTCATTTCAGCGATTGATTTTCCTTCTTCGTACAGCTTGACAAGTTTTTGAAGCTCTTTGCTATCCCATGAAAAATCAAGCTCTTCAAGGACCAGTACAATGTTTTGCCTTTTTCGCATTGCATACTTGTCAATCATAGTTACCCTCTCCGAAGCCGCTCTGCAGCTAGTAATCTTTTAAGCTCGTAATAATCAAGGTCATATAGATTAATCGCACCGTCACCATCAACACCTAAAGCAACCAATTCAATGATGATATGACGTTTTTTCAGTTCGTTTATTGCGTTCACAGATCTATACAGCATTCCCATATGGTTCCCTCCTTGATAATTCAAATTGGTTATTTTCGTTTCGAACTACAATCGCCTTATCGTAATGATTGTAAAAATCATTTGTGTCATTAAAACGTACTAACGCTGATAATTCGTCATCAATCGTGTAACAGACTGTCTTTGATTGAATTTTGCCTTCCTTCTCCCAAAGTATCTGAGAGAAAGGCTTTTTTTTGAATCCAATTATTTCAACCATGTTAAGCACCACCCTTCACAAATTGCCTTTTCCGAAAATCCGTGCCATTCATTTTGATCAAGTCGGTGTTTATCAACATTCTCGAGAATATTCGTCCCATGTCTTTTGTTATTTCGAATTCTGAAGATGATAGATTGGTCGTATAAATATTGTGTTTTCCGGCACGCAGGTCGATAATCTCAAAAAGTTTTTGCATAACCCAACCTGATGTTTCTCCTTCAGCGCCAATATCGTCAAAGACTACTAGGTCTACCGTAGCTAAAGAGTTAATGATTTTCTCTTCACCGTGTTCACTGTTCTTGTTGTATGTATTTCGAATCTTGGTGAGTAGTTTAGGTGTCGAAATGAATATCGTTGTATATCCTTTCGCTGTTAAAGCTTTGGCAATTGAAACCGATAAGTGACTTTTGCCGGTACCAAATGAACCTTGAAACAATAGATTCTTAGGGTTCTTTATATCAAACTCACATACGTATTTTTTAGCCTTTTCAAAGGATTGACTAAATTCACCGGGAATAAAATTGTCAAATGTCGCTTCTCTCAATGACGGATTGATTAAGCTGTTCTCCTCAAATATTTTCATCAGTCGTGCTTTCTTTGCTTCTTGTTGTTGTGTTTTAATAATGCCAAGAACCTCACAGTCACAACCTTTTTTCGTTTCAAACCACTGTCCTTTTTGGGGACCGAATAACATTTTCATCTTGATGACTTGTACCTTATTTCCGCACCCGTTACAAACATATTCCTCAATAATTTCAGAATCCGTAGTCGTATTTATAATTTTCTTCACCGACTGCACGATCTATGACACCACCTTTGTTTTTCAGTTTTATCAAGCCACGCCTTGCTTCATGTTCGTCTGTGTTCCGTAGTATCCCAAGTGTGTAATTTTCCCTTTTATCGTCATGTTTTTCTACGTGAGTCCATAATGCATAATGTATTTGATTTACAGAGTATTTACTGATTTTTTCTATAAACTTGGCCAAAATTTTTGCTGATATTGTGCATGTTTGTCTCGTTAGTCGAATACAATCAAAGTAAGAAATTAAAACTTTACGTGATGTTCCAGATGGTAGAGCGTTGATTTGCAACGCAAAATCAACAAAGATTTCAATGTCTTGTTTAGATGACAAATTATTGTTTTTAACTTCTGCTTCGTCGATGATCGACGTTATGTTTTTAATGTTTATGTTGTTATTGCTGTTTATGTTGTTAACTAATATAAGTAGAAACTCGGTAATTTTCGGATTGCTTGCGTGTTTCTTGTGGTTTGCTTGTGGATTTCCAATTTCTTCCATGTTGTCACCCCTTGATAAATCAGGATTTGCCGATTCTTTCCCTTGTGGGTTGCTTGTGTGTTTCTTGTGGATTCCTTGTGGGTTCTTTTCCCCGTTTTTCTTGTAATTTTCAAGTTTTTGAAACCAATCATAATCCACAATTTCCACCAAAATACCTTGTTTTTGGTACATAGTTTCAGTCTTGATATAGCCCGCTTGTTTTAGACGATTCAAGGAACTGTAAATCATATCCCTTGTCCATCCTGTTTCTTTTGACATCTCTGAAAGATTAAGTTTCATTTTGCCGACATTATCGGTATAATCAGCCTCTTCAATCAGATACGAATAAATCATCCGATCCCTTAAATGTTTGAATTGCAATCGGGGTTGGATCACGAACCCCGACGGCTGTATTTGATTTTCCATAACCCCGATCACTCCTCACGGTACAAAAACAAGTTTGCTGGTTAACTCTTGTATTTCGCGTTTAAATTGTTCTTCATTGCTATTGTTATCCGATAAGTGTAAAAGCCAAATTTCCTGTACTTTCGATAAGTCATTCGCTTTTAAAAACTCCTTGACGTTTTCTAAGCTAAAATGCGACCGTTCCAGACGTTTTTTCATCACTTTTGGAACCCGACCATTTACAATGTTTTGAACAAGAATCTCCCTCGAGTAATTGCATTCGACCATTATATGTGTAATGCTTGGGAATTTGTATTTGACATAGTACGTGTCTGTAATAAACAAAAGCTTTTCGCCAGACTGATTCTGCAAAAGAAATCCAAATGGCTCTGAAACGTCGTGCTGAACGTCAAATGGTAATATGGTCCAAGTTCCTAAAGTGAATTGTTTTTTCACCGCGACCTTTTTAATTCGGTGATGATTTATTCCTATCGCTGTAGCAGTCCCAGGTGACATGTAGCAATTTATCCCTGCTTTTAATACGTCATTTAAGCCGCCACAATGGTCTTTATGCTCGTGGGTGACCAAACACCCTACTAAGTTAGAAGTCTTGAAATTGAGCCGTTTTTGAACGTCTCTGAACCTGATTCCGCATTCGAGGAGGATGGGGGAATAGCCATCCGTTACATAGTAGCAATTCCCCTTGCTTCCTGTTGCCAATGTCTTAATCTCAATCATTAGAATCCCGGTCCTTCTGTGCCGGTTGCTTCAAATGTCATTTGCTCTGGTTCAGACGCTTTATCAGAAGTTAGTTCTTCTTGTTCTTCATTAACAGGACCATAATCAATAACTTCCGCTTTTGGTTGTTCAATGGTCGGAACCTCTTCAAAATCAAGGACTTCACTGTTCGCATTTTCATTGATTTCTTTCCGTACTCGTTTGTAATCCTCGTCTGTAGCTTCATCATAAGTCATGCTTACAAATGCATTGCCGAAATCCTTTGTGTATTTTTTCGTGACGTTATTTCGCATTTTTCGAATAATCATAGATTCACGGCTTTGCTTTTCTCTCCAAGCTGGGCTGATATAATCAGCTAATGATTCCTCGTCTAGTGCTTTTTCAAGTCCAAGACTTTCGATTTTGTCGATTATCTCTTTTTTCTTTGCGTTAATTTTCTTCTTTTGTTCAGGTGTAGCATTATAACGGTCTTTTGCAATACCGAATGTTTCATTCGTCAAATTATTGTTTACGTGTGCAATTAGGTTTTTTATAACATCCTCGCGTTCGGAAATAAGGTATTCAATATTTCCATTCGATTTTTCGATAGGGTAAACAACCCGAACAACTTTACCTTTTCCAGTCGGGCGCCACTTTGGAGGTGTTACTTCGATACCGTTATACATTGGATATTCAAATTCATCATTTTCCCGAACTAACCAATAGTTGTGTACTGTTTTAACATCTCGTCCGAAATTTGCTAAAATCGCATCGTTGCCATCACCTTCGATACCCATTTCTATTTGTTTTACCCATTTGTCTATTGGTTTTCCACCGCTTGGATTCGGTACGGCCAACTTCACATTTCGCAATTGGAAATAAACTTCACGTGGACTAGCAGATGCATTCAGCTTTAATGCTGCAACTTTCAACAAAATATCTGTGATATTGTTACGATCTAAATCCGGACTATTCCAACTAATTCCTTTTGTATCCAAAACGTTGTTTATAGCGGCAATCGCGTTCATTACACATGTTTTTTGATAATCGTCCATGCGAATGCCATTTCCAGTTAATTGTTGCTCGATCATAGGGTAGAAGGTGTCGGACACCTTAGCTAATCCTGTTTTAAAAGTTTCGTGTGTTGCTATTTCATTTGACATATTAGATTGCCTCCTTCATTTCTGTTGGTACTGTTTCTACACGCAATTGCTTGTCCTTCTCACTTACAACTAAGCTAATTACTTGTGTATCGATATCTAATAGTTTGGTAACTGCTTCGGCATTATCGACAAAGATTGGTGCTTTAAATCCGTAATGCTCGGATAACGTTGCAATAATATCAAGCCCTACATTGATTTTTGCGGCGTTGTTTAACCCGGAATCATACGGGACACCGTCAAATGTCGTTACGCAAACTTCTTGTAAACCCCCGTTGATTTGTTGATCAAACAATTTAAAGCGAGCATATTTGAACTTGCTATTAATCTTCTCTTCCAAGAGATTCACTTTTGCCCGAATGAATTCTTCAGTTAGGAACAGTTCGTGTTCCAACTTCTCGAATTCTGCGGCCAACTCCCTCTCTTGCATTTCTAACTCTTGAATACGTTGTTCAGTTTGTTTCAGGATGGAAAACTTACCCAAGTCAGCATTTAGCTGATCACGTTGTTGTTTCAGTTCTAAAATTTCCATTTGAACTGATTGAATGGATTCATTAGCTGATAACTGCAATTCACCGATTTCTTTTTGTAACTGTTGTTTTTCTTGAAGTTTAGCCACATACAGAGGATTCTCTGTAATGTCAATGATCGTGCTTTTAACTGCTTGTAATTGAGTTTCAAACTTGCTTATAGCCTCTTGTTTCTTGGCGACTTCTGCTTTCAATTTGTCAATTTCTTTAAGTAGCTTTTCGTTATCATTTAAGAGTTTCTGTTTTTGGACAGCGCCATTTTTGCCCTTATTTGTGATTTCCTCTAGTTTTTTCGACTTTTCTAAGTTAAATTGCGCAAGTGCTTTTTCTCTTGCGGCAATAACTTGATCTTCTGGTAAGTCTTGTCCACACGTCGGGCAAGCGCATAGTTCATCATGCGTAAACTCTTGGCTGTTAATTTGTGACCAATCGGTTCTCCACACTTCTAATTGTGCTTCAATCTGTTGAATATTCTTTTCGTTATAACTAATTTGCATTTGGATGTTTTTAGCCTTGGAATCAAGCAAACTTATATTTGATTCTTCCTCTTGTATCCGCGCTTTTAGCTTGTATAATTCGTCTTTAGAGCCTGCTTCATGTTGTTGTTTGATTTGCAAAAGTTCAATTTCAATTTCTTGGATTTGCTTTTGCTTTTGAGTGATAGCAGCACCATTCCGAATGTTGCTGATCAGGTCTTGTTTTTCGTCGATTTCAGCATTAATTTGACTGATTTGTGCTTCTAATGCTGATTTATCAAGATTGCTTAAATCAGGCAGATTATGATTGATTTCATCAATCCGTACCGGTATTTTTTCAAGTTGATCATTAATTTCTTTTCGACGGGCGGCAATCACTTTTCGATGGTTTTCAATTGTCCGTCCATTTAGGACGTCAAGTAACTGTTCTAATTCTTTGTTACTTGCAATAACTTCTTCGTCTGTAATGTCTCCACAAACTTCCAATAAAACTTTCCGGCGGTCTTGCCACTTTAATTGCTCGTTGAAATAACTTGGACTTGTAAGGAGTTTGAATACATCCTCACTGATTAAAGACGAAATCAGTTGATCATATTCCTTTTTCTTTGCTGGCACGCCATCAATAAAGTAATCCGTCGTATGACCTGTAAACTCAGAAACCGCGGCACCTCGTTTTTTTGTCCACTTTTCAGAAAAAACCTTTTTTAAAGTTAATGTTTTCCCGTCAACTAGAAATACAGCTTCCACTTCATGGTCTAGGTTATGAATTACCCTTCCTGACTTGTCCAAAGTTTTGATGGAAAAATCTTTGCGGTTATTCGAATCCTTATCAAACAGTAACCATACAAAGCTATCGAACAAAGTTGTTTTACCTGTTGCATTATCACCGAACACCCGGACATTATTTCCGTTGGCTTTTAACGAGAAACTTTTTATTCCCTTAAAATTTTTTAGGTTTAATTCTAGTAATCGAATCTCTTTCACTTTGTTACCCTCCTTGTTTTTAAACCAAAATTAGGTTAAAATGACGGTAGATGAATATTTTTAAATTCCCTACTCCTGTAGCTGCAGGAGTTTTATTTTTGTTCCAGTAAATCTACTTCATGACTGAATTCAATTTTGTCTGTACTGCATAGAGGACACCATGATGGTTCTTCGTTTTCTCGAACTGCAAATTCATGGTCATCACAGCAAACATAAACGTCTAGTTTCACTAGTAATCCTCCTTAATGATTTGTTCTCCACAACCACATTCCTTGCAATACCAGCCGTCTTCTCACTCTACTTTCCCGTATTCGCCACACTCGGGGCAAACAGTAACATTTAACATTGATAAACCTCCCTTCATATGTACTAATGAGGTAGGCGAGGATTTGCACCTTGCATGACAGCGATCGTCCAGCCCAAGCCTATTTCCACTGCCTATACGCTGGCCTCATTAAGGGCGTGCTTTAGCGTTTACCTATTACGCCACTACCTCGTTTGCAACGTCATAGCAATGACCCCGAACAGTTTTCCACGCTGCTCGATATGTATTATGGGTGCGGCTCCCCGGTACGGATCATGGCACGCTCTCGCTCCGTTGATAAAAGACAGCTAGAGATTGACTTTTAAGCCAATCAACACGGTCACAAGGATTTTTGAAGTTGGAGGCATCGGATACCTCATGACCGTGTTGACGGGCTCAATGCCCATCAGTTATAATAAAAATGTGTTGAATTTGATGTTTTTCCAATACGTGCGATAGTTGTTTGCCGACGACTATCGCTTTTGCTTTTTCTCTGCTTTTGCTTCATCTCTCATTATTCTGTAGGATATTACCATTCCCACGGATACGACAGTCAGTAAATAAATGTCAGCAAAGCCCATATTCAAGCCCCCAGTTCTGCCATGATTTTTAAAGCCTGTTCACACTCTAGTCTAAAAATCCGATCTACCGATTTGATTTTTTTCGGATGCTTATAAACTTTTATACTCATAGCGTCTATAGTTGTGACGAACAATAAACTAATCCAATGTTCGTTTTTATGGTTGATTTCAAGCTTCCATTTCAACCCAAAATCTTCTGCGGTTTTAATTTCGTTTCTCACAATATCCGCCACTGCTTCACCAAATTTTTCTTTAAACTCTTCGTAGTTAAAGTCCATTAAATCCACCCCTTCGCTTTCCAATATGGTTTCCGATCTTTGATACACTTTTTTAGGCTTATTCCGTATTCGTTTGCCAATATTGCTTTTAGGTTTGCAATCGCTGTTTCAGCATCTAATAGCTCGTAAATAATTTCTCGGATTCTTTTCTTTTCCTCTTCGGATGTTTCATTCGGAGGTTTCAATAGCGATACTTCCTCGAGTATCTGAATAACTTCTCTGGTTTGTTGAATCGCGAACTCTTCTAACGCCAATCTGTGATGTTCAATCGCTTTGCCTTTTAAAACCGGTGCAGTATATCCTTCCGAGAACTCATAGAGCAATTCCATTGCGTACATTGGACTGTCATATGTAGTCAATGAAGCTTTTGCAATGTCCTTTTGCAACTTCCGGTGTCCATGTTTTATATTTGAAATTAGTTGAGGTGAAACGTTCAGGTCCATGGCTAACTGAACTCCCTCGAGTCCTTCCTCCTTTTGCAGCGTTTCGATTGCTGACGCTGCGTAAACAGATTCTTTTATCAACGAACTCTCCCCTTTCAATTGCATATAGTCAATGGTTTTTATATGCACCATTTGCTAGTAATATTAGATTAGAGACTAAACCACTTTGAAGTATTTCGTGTTTTCTTCCATCCACCTAGTGTTTTTCTCAATCCATTTGAACAATAGGTGTGTTGGAATTAGTACGCCTGCTTCCCGGAAAACCGGAAAATCGGATCGGTTTAAAAGTTCGGTACACTTTGTTGGCCCGATTTTGAAAAGTTCCATCAATTCTTTTCGTGTAAGCATTGGCGGTAACTGATTTTGTCGGACGACATCAGCTACAGCGTTTTTGATTTCTTCCCGGAGAATTTTTCGGAATTCTTCGTTCGCTAAATCTAAACTGACTTGAAGCATTTTTTCTCAACTCCCTTTGTGTATAGTGCTCGAGTAACAACCGGTTCATTTTGCGGTCAAGAAGTTTTGGCATAAATCAAACCCTCCTTTTGGAGAAATAGCCTAAAGGTTTCTTTACCTTTTGGGGTAATTAGTGTTTGAACATCTGCTTTTCCGTTTCGTTCCCAGTCTTTTAATTGGAATAATTCTGGAACGTATTGAGAGTAAGGTTTTAACTTTCCTTTTTGGTCACGGTAGACATATTTCTTTTTTAGCAACCAATTTATGAATTCGCGTTCCTTAATCATTAGAGCTTTTGCGGTATCGCGAAAATTAGTAAGCAAATGACGGTCAACAAGAGCATCAAAATAATCAGCTTTTGGCTTCATCTCTGCTAGTTGTTCATTTTGTTTTCGAACAAGTGCCAATGTTGCTTTAAACGTTATTTTTGTTTGCTCGTCAGCGTGTGGTAGATATGTTTCTATGAAAAGATCATCATTTGCGACAAATCCACCAGTTTTTCGGATGGTCGGAAGAACTTCGTCAAACACCCAATTTTCGAACTTTTCCGCCTCTGGAAGTTTCGAGCGAACAATTAATCTATAAAGATTTCCTTCGTTAATGAATTTCTTTTTCTGTGGTCCACCATTTGAAAGGACCTCGTAAAATGCGACCCCCTCTTTTTTGCAGTGTTTTGAAAGGGCGTCGTGAGGATTTGAGTAGCCAAGAAGTTTGGCTACATCAGTTGCTGGGAAAAACTCTTTTCTATTAATAACCAACACTTCTAATTGACCAAATTGTGGATGTTCAAAAGTTTGTAACTGATTCATTAAATCGCCTCCTTAGTGTCATTGCGTGACACAAAATTATTAAAAAAAATATCGCCAATCGGTAAATTAAAGTATTCAGCAATTTTTTGCATGATTCTTGCGCTTGGATTGTACTTCATATTTTCTATTTTCGATAAAGATGTCCGCTCAATGCCTAAATAATCGGCAAGTTCTTGTTGGCTAATACCTTTTTCTTTTCTTAGTTGTTGTATTCTGTTACCAATAACAGTCATAAAAATTTCACTCCTTTTTGTGTTGTGTCCTAACACTTATAATAATAAACAGTTTTGTGTAACTTGTCAACACATAATTTAAAAATATTTATTTTTGTGTTGTGGTACGCTACAATAAAGTAAAAGCGTGGTGATAAATATGGGACACAATGATTTTGGTTCATTTTTAAAAAAATATAGAGAAGAACACAATTTAACATTACGTGATCTAAATAAAATAACAGGTATTAGTTACTCTCAATTAGGAAAAATCGAACGAGGGGAAAACAACCCGTCAAGACAAACTGTGTTGAATATTGCAAAATCATTAAATCTACCGGAAGATGAGCTGCTAATTATGGCTGGCTATGTACCTGCCGAAGACTCAAAACAGGTTATGGTCATGGTATCAGGAAAGCAAATATATCTCACACCGGAAGAATTTAAGGTTTTTGAGGAGTTTCGAAAACAACAACCTGCTATTTTCCACGATCTTGCAACAGACACAGAAAAAAAGGTTAAGTCGCTAATATCTATGTGGGAAGCGCTAAAGACACAAATGGACAAACTTAATAACGAATAAATAGAGAGATAATAGGGGTCAATTATGAAACTGAAGGATTACTTAGTTAGTGGAAAAACAGATTTTTATGAAAGAACAGCTATAAAAATTTTAAAAAACATAAAATTTTCTCATCCCAGGGAAATTGATATCTATAGCCTTTGCGATCAATACGGAATGCTTGTGTACAAAACAGAAAGCGAAGTTAATGTCGCTTTACCAGCCCAGGTCGAAAGGAGAGGGATCATTCATATTCGCGCAAATGCGAATGAAAAAGAAGAGAGAGAATTATTAGCTGAAGAGTTCTCTCATCTATATCTACATCAAATTACTCAACTATCCAACAATAAGCCGCTAAAGGAAAAGATGGAATATCAAGCTTTTAACTTAGCCGCTAACCTTTTGATACCAACTGATTGGCTTATGAATGCTGATGTGTATCATGATCAAAATGATATGATGATATTGGCTTCGGAAGTTGCTGATGATTTCGGGGTACAAGCTGAATTTGCTTATAAGAGGTTGAAATTATTGAACAACACATATAAATTCAGCAGACAATATCCAGCAGTTGTTTTCGAAAAAACGTTTTATGGCATCCCAGAAGATTTCTTACCGACACGTATTTTTGTGATTTTAGATGAAGAAACACAATTTCCACTTGATTAATAGAAGGAGAGTCTTGAAAATGAGCAATATGGAAGGAACAATACCGTTTTACAAGAAAAAATGGTTTATAATTGTTAGCGCTATATTGATACTTTTAATCGGATGGGGTTTAGGGGAAAGTAATGCTAAGGAAACACTTGATGGCAAAAAAGTACACTATGATAAACTTGTCAAAAAAATAAAAGATAAGGAAAAAGAGTTAGATAGTATTATTGATGAAAGAGACAATATTTTAAAGGAAGTTGACGAAAATAAGGATCTTATTGAAGCAGCTAATAACTACAAAGAAAACAAACAAAACTTAGACCAAGAAATTAGTTCTAAAACTGAAGAAGTGAAGCAACTTGACTCTCAAATCACTAGTAAACAGTCTGAATTAAATTCGTTAACTGGGAAGATACAAGAAACAGGTGATGCTCCAAAAGAACTTCCGGCAGGTACATTCGTAGTAGGTAAAGATATTCCAGCTGGAAGATATAAAGTATTGCCAGTTGGCAGAGGTAGTAATTTCGTAGTTTATGATGAAAATGGTAATAATGTAGTTAATACCATTGTAAGTTCCGTAGAAGGTCATGGTGTTCCTGAATATATTACATATTTGTTCGACAATTATATTATTGAAGCAAGTTCACCATTTCAATATGTACCGGTAAAATAAAATAAATTTGGCCGCGCAAAGTAAACCAAGTTATAAAACTACTGGAGGTGGATAAAGCATGGGTTTTAGATTCCGTAAAAGTATCAAGGTTGCACCTGGAGTTAGATTAAATGTTGGCAAGAAAGGTGTGGGTATTTCGGCTGGCGGAAAAGGTTTTCGTGTCAGCACAAGTAGCCGAGGGACAACCATGAGTGTAGGGATTCCTGGTAGTGGATTATCCTATCAAAAAAGAATATCCTCAAACACTAAAAGTTCAACTAGAACAAATTACCAACAGATCAAAAGAGAACAAAAACAACAACAAGTTGAAAAAGCAGCAGAACTTGTTCAGATGTATGAATCACTTATTGCTGAGCTAACTACGGTTCACGAAATTGTTTCAGAACTGATTGAATGGAATGAAATTTTAACGTCAAACCCGCCGTTTAGCATTGATGAAGACGGTCCAAATGTTAAAGATCTAAAAAGACAAATTGTCGAGTTTAAACCTACTTGGAGAGATAGATTTTTTAACCGAGTTGAAGCAAGAAATAGAGGACTTTACGAACAAATGGACCAAGCGATAGAGAAAGATAAAGTAATTTATAATAATTGGGAGACTGAAAAAAATATTGCTCAAAAGGTTTTAAGTCATGATTTCAATACATGGTCTACTGTCATAGCAGACATAAATCCATTTGAGGACATAAAAAACTTAGGAAGCAGTATTACTTTTAAATTTGAATCTCCCAGTAAGGTTATCGCAAAATTAGATATCCATAACCGTTCTGTTGTTCCTACCACGGTACTTTCTTTAACCAAAACGGGAAAACTTTCAGAAAAGAATATGGCAAAAGGAAAATATCTACAACTTTATCAGGACTATGTATGTAGCTGTGCTTTACGTATTGCAAGGGAATTTATAAATCTTCTTCCAGTTGGTGAAGTAATTGTAAACGTATATGATGAAGCGCCTGCTGAATCAGTTGAAGAATATGGATGTATTTTGTCAGTATTATTTCCACGAGAAAAAGTCGAATCTATCAATTTTTCTAATATCGATTGTTCGGACACTATCGGTCAGTTTCAACACAATATGAAATTCTTAAAAACAAAGGGATTTAAATTTGTGGAGGAATTATAAATATGAAAAAATTACTCTGGGTATTTTTAATCATTGTCTTTTTGTCACTTTTAATCAACTTTCCGTTATTCACAATCGGTTTAGGATTAGCAAGTTGGGGATTCTATGAATGGAAAATAAATAAGAAGCTGAAAGTTTCTTCAAAAAAACCCCTTACAATTTTGATTGTTGGAGTCGCCGTTGCATTAATTGGCGTTGGAACTACTGACACAACCACTACAAATGTAACAAAAGAATCAGATGTTGCATCAAGTGTAAAATCGGACGAAGCAAAAGAAAAAAATGCAGAGAAAGAAAAACAAGAGAAGGCCGAAAAGAAAAAAATAGAAGAAGAAAAGAAAGCTAAGGAAAAAGCTGAAAAACTTGCAGCCGAGCAAAAGGCACAAGAGGAAGCCGAAAGAGCCGCAGCTGAAGCTCAAGCAAAAGCTGAACAAGAAAAACAAAATCACATTCAAAGCCTAGGACTTATTGCAGCAACAGTTTCCCGGGTAGTTGATGGCGACACATTAGAACTATCTGACGGATCAAAAGTTAGGCTGATTGGAGTAAACACGCCTGAGTCAACGAATCGTACTGAAACTTTTGGGAAAGAAGCAAGCAACTATACAAAGTCGAAATTGGAAGGACAGCAGATTTATTTACAAAAAGATGTATCCGAAACAGATAGATACGGAAGATTGTTAAGGGTTGTTTGGTTAGATATTCCAACAAATGATATGGATGAAAATGAAATCCGATCAAAAATGTTCAATGCTGATTTAGTGATCAATGGATATGCCGAACCTTCTACTTATCCACCAGATGTAAAATACGCTGAGTATTTTAGACAATTTGCTAGGGAAGCACGAACAAACGGGACTGGTTTATGGGCATATGGTGAAAACGGAACAACCAAAGGTGACTTTGATTCACAAGGGTCTACAGCAAGCAGTTCATCTGGTTCGAGTTCATCAAACGGTAATTCGAGTTCTTCTAATACTCCTAGTGCACCAAGCGCACCTGCGACGTCAGGAGGAACAGAACATTATGCAAACTGTACTGAGTTAACAAAGGTATATCCGAACGGTGTACCTGCCGGACATCCAGCTTATCAAAGTAAAATGGACAGAGACAAAGATGGTTTTGCATGTGAAAGATAAATATCAATTTGGTGTACATTCGTACGCCTTCTTTTATAGGCTAAAATAGAACATACATTCCGGATGAGGTGATACAAATGGCATATTTTACTCAAGTGAAAGCAAAAAATAAACAAGGGTTTAAATGGGTTTGTGTTCTTGAGGGCCCACCTGATCCTGTAACTGGCGAGCGTAGACAGATAGCAAGAAGGGGCGAAACAAAGAAAGAAGCATTAGCCAGAGCCGAAGAAGTTGTCAGAAAGCTAAAAGAAGATGGTATTGATGAAGCTAAGGTTAAACACCTGACATTTGAAGAAGTTGCGAAAGAATGGCATAACGTTTATTCTCGAGGCAATGTTAAACCAAACACTATTAGAGTCCGGAAAAATGAAATAAGCGTTTTGTTGCGTTACATAGCAAAGGCAAAAATAAGTAAAATAACACCAAAAATGCATCAGGATATATTAAACGATTTAGACGACAAAGGCTATGCTCGAGTTACAATTGAGGGCGTCCACGTTACAGCCAACATGATTTATAAGTATGCAATAAAACATAAAATAATTAAAAATAACCCAGCAGCCGGTGCCGTTATACCAACAAAACCATTAACGGTTGAAGAAGTTGAGAATAACTCCATTAAAGAAAAATACCTCGAAAAAACAGAGTTAGAAGATTTTTTAAAAGTATGTTGGGAATATGGGACGTTTCAAGATGTTGCCGTATTTTACCTCCTTGCCTTTTCTGGTATGAGGTCAGGCGAATTGCTATCCTTAAAGTGGTCTGATATCAACTTTGAAACTAATGAAATCCGAATCACTAAAACAATGTACAACCCTAATTGCAATATGAGAAAATATTTATTAACTACGCCTAAAACCAAGGGATCAATTCGAACTGTTGATGTTGATGAAACGGTGATAGAATTGTTGAAAAGACACAAAGAAAATCAGGAAAAGGAAAAGAAGTTAAGAGGCGAAGATGAAGAATATCATAATGGTAATTTTGTTTTTTGTCATAAAAACGGTTATCCTTATGTTCAAAGAAACTTGATTATGTGGATGGAAAGATTGATTAAACATACAAATATAACCAAAAAAGCCACTCCCCACATCTTTAGGCACACTCATATAAGTATGTTGGCTGAAGCCGGTGTGGACCTTCCCACGATTATGAAAAGAGTTGGTCACGAAGATCAAGAAACCACTTTAAAAATTTATACTCATGTAACAGAAAAGATGAAGAAAAATGCAAACGATAAAATTAAAAATTACTTCCAAGACATTCTTAATCATAAAAAACAGCAAGAAATGTGA